GTATATACCACTATATTTAGTATGTTTTTTTGACACCACTATATATTGTGTAGTTCAGTTTTGACACTACCGTAGTATGATTCTGACACTACTGTAGTATGAATTTGAGACTACCGTAGTACCGCTGATGACACTATAACTATACTAATATAACTAGACATATTAACTATAAGAATATAACTATTTAACTTATGTGATTTCTAAATTATGGTTTATAATTATTAGATGAGACCAATACTTTTAATTGAACTACTAGAATCTATAGATGAACTAACAGAAATAATTGATGAGCTAAGAGAATTTGAACAAGAGCTGATGAAGATTCCCGAGCCCGATGCAAGAACTGCCAAGTTTATTTTGTCTGACACACTAAGCAAGGTAGAAAAATATGTGCTACAATATGAAGACCACCTCATTGAACTACAAGACCAATATGTGATGGTGCTAAGAGAGGAAGAATGAACGAACAAGCTGCTGACAGGAAAATCAAAAAACTTTTGATGTTTGTCGCTGTCATTATTAACAGTTGGGTACCTGCAGAAAAGCGAACTCAGTATTTAAACTTTCTCTATGGATATATTATAGACAAGGAGAATAATGAAAAATAACTTACTACCGGTACAGTTTAACGAAATAGAGAACATAGGTGCCTCTATGGAACAGATTAGGAACTTTGAACGTGAGCTTCAGTCTTACAACAATGTTATCTTTGGTAGAGAAGAAACACCCGTATCTAACGGTGTATCTACAATGTATGAGCTAGCAGTAGCTTACTACGCAAGAGCTAAAGAGATTGAGATGTACTGTAAAAAGTTTGAAAGCGGTATTGACATTGGTAAGACCAAACATCCTATCTATAAATTTAGAACCGGGCAATTAAATGTGTTCATTGAAATGGTTAAAGAGTTAGCCAAACTTGGAAGTAGAAGAATAACAGTAGCACAAATGATGCTGCAAGAGGACGAAAAAGACATTCTTTGAGTTGTAAGGGTGGGTTCCTCCTTTCTGATACACTGAGATGCTTCTCAGTAGCTAAACTGGGCAGTTGAACTGCAAGTCTGTTATAGTTCGCAGGCAAGGGGATAGTGTACTACCATATAACTTCGGTAGTCCCCGTTTCACCGGCCTTAGTGGGAAAGAAGCTGAACCTAGATAGGTGAAAAATCTATCTGTGTCGAAAGACTGAGGTAAGTGTATTTAACTTGGGCCCACCCCCTCTTTATATCAGCTATCGACAGCAATTAGCTTCTATCCAAGCTAATCTAGTTTGTATTTCTCTGACTACCATTAAATCTTGTTCTTGGTCCATAAGTTGTGATTCAAGACGAATAACTTGTGTTTTCATATCGTCCCATTCCCATTTTTGAATTTGAACATATTGGTTAGTATCATTATCTATTTCTAGTTTCTGCACTTTTTCAAACAGTACAGCTATATCGCCTTGTACCATTGTGCTATCTTTAAGCATTTCAAAATCTACTTCAACTTGATTCATTCTGTCATCAATGTTTTGTAGTGTATTGACTATGTCTCCAGCAGTAGATAAACCTGCACCAACAGAACCCATAAGAGCTATAGCTGTTGCTATTAAACCTAGATTATCTTTTATTTTTTTAAACATTATATTCTTCAGCGTGGCCTTCTTTGACCATAAGTTTATTTATATTTACACCTTCGACAAATAATTCACCTAGTACTCTACCGTACTTACCTGTTCCGTGAGATTGCATTTCCACATCTTTGAACTCTACTTTATCAATAAGCCACTGTTTCGCAGCAAGCCCTCGTTTTTTCTCTTCCAAATCTCTTGTTCGTGATTCTGGAGCATTAATGCCCAAGAGTCGTACACGACATTTATGCCACACATTAAAACCCAAATCAATTCTAACATCTACCGTATCTCCATCTACAATCCTTAAAACATCTACTTTATAGTAAAACATATATTCATTATAGCCTTATAATATTAGGGTAATCATCTATGGTCTCGTGTCATAGTAAGAATAGGGCCCCTATTGTGAAGGGGCCTTACTCATTTACCTTTTTTTAGGTTTTTTACCATTTGACTTTGGCTTTTTCTTACCTCTATGATACGGCACAATCACCTCCTAGATTCTTGTATATGCGTATAGTTTTTTATTCGGTTCATATGCCCGTGATACACCTCACTATCGTAATGGTCTAAATATTCGTGTTCCTCTACTGTTAGGTAATTTGTGTAAGGTTCTCTTCTACTTTGCTCTGTTATGTGTTGAGCATATAAATGACATATAATTGGTTCATCTATATTTGGATATAATAAATTAAATTTATTTATTTTAAGATATTCTGTTTGCAAAGGCTCTTCACTCCAAAAAATTGACTCAGCTACTAAACCTGTTTTTAAAGCCCACTCTTTAGTACCAAAAGCAAAATTTGCACAAAACTTAGAGATAGGTATAAATTCTCTATCATCATCGTATATAGGTTCATCTACCCAAGCATCTGTAAACTGTGTGAACTGTCTATCACCTTCTACTATTGTTGTGTATCTAAACTTACCATCTCCAATTGGTTTTCTAATTCCATCTACATAACCATATTGCCCTGCGTAAGCTGTAAGAATTGTTTTGTCATCACCATCGTGTAGGTCTATAAGTTTAGTATCCCAATTCTTACAAAACCAAGTATGAGAATCTATTTGCAATACATAATCTTGACTATCATACATATCACCAACCAATTTTCGCTGTTTGCCTACACCCATATAATTTATATCAAACTCTCTAGTAACTATTTTTACATTTGCGTTTGCATATTGAGATTTAAAAATCATTAATTCGTCTAAGCTTTTTCTATCTTTATAAATTAAAGATACGGCTATATAAACTCTTTCTGGATGCTCTGCTTTGTTTAAGCAATCTTTTAATGTAGGTACTAACTCTTTATCATCTAATGATGGTATTTTTACAAATATTGTTTTTAACACGCCCCTCCTTCACAACAAGCCACTACTTTTTGGCTAAATGCTGGACACTTTGCATTATAGCAGTAAAGTCCTGCGTGTCTTTCGAATAGAACTGACTGACATATGGGGCAAGGAGGACTCACTCCTGCATCATTTTGAAGAACCAATATAAGCAGATACATAAAGCAACGTAACTGCAAATAACATAATTATCCATTGGCTCATTCTTCTTCATCTTCCGGGTTGTTTAAAAACAAAATTTTTAACGATAATATACAATTACTTGGTGATTGGTCACACATCCATTGATTTGTCTGTATGTGTTTGAGTGGCTGTTTACACTCATCACATCTATTAATTTTTTTTCTGCTCATTATAAATTTCCTGTGCTATCTCTTTAAAATACTTAAAAAATTTGTTGCTCATTACACCTACCCATATAAGAAGACCAATAGATATAAGTGAGACTGTTAATACTAATATGATTTCTGTCATAATACCTCCTTTCGAGGCGACTGATTACATTTGAGTTGATAGTGCGGAGAGTGTGCCTACAACGACAACCCATCCTGCGAGTTCCTGTCTTGAAATCTTTGCGTTGACTTTTTCGTGGAGCGAGTCAATACGCTCATTAATTTTTTCCTGTCCTTCTAAAACCATCATCAACATTTCTTTTTGTGTTAAACCATTACTATTACTTGAACTAGACATTAGTTTCTATCCTCACAATGCTCACTACCATACTTGCAATTGCATATCTGTATGAATGAACCATCTTCTTTTTGATTTATATAACACATACTTTATTATACCTTAATCTCTAAGTCTTATTGTTAAAAGCCATATTACCGTAGATATAACTATTGCTATACCTACTATGTCTTGGGCGGTTCCGGTCAATGTGAACCAAGCAATGTAAAACCCAAGGAGGGTGAAAATCTGTGCTATTGACTCTTTTATAACGTCAATAATCCAGTCGCCTACTCCCACCATTTTTTTAATTACTTTCAAAATGGTCTCCTAGTTATGAGTGCACCTGCCTGTGCAACTATTTGCGAAGCAATAATCACTGGAACTACTACTTCTTTAGATTTTTGCCTTTGGTCTTGGGTCATATCTTGACCTATAGTCGCAAAGTCAATACTTTCTAAATCTACATCTATTATAGCACCTATAGGGTCGCTGATAAACGCCTCTATTTGTACCTCTGTAACTACATCAGCAAGTGTAAAGTTTTCTACATCAGAACTTGCAATTGACCTTTCAACAAACTCGTCTAATGCTTGTGCTGTATTCTCATCTTTAGATGCTTGTTCTGCAATGATTGTAAGGTCTTCAGAGGCCTCTTCTTCGGTAAAACCTAATACTTGACCAACTTCTGTCTTTTGTTCCTCAGATAAAGTAGCAACTGTTTCGACTTTAGTTACTTCTTTAACAACAGCTTGAACTACCTTTTGTGTAGTTTTATCAGCAGTACCTAAGTTCTGTATCTTGGTTTTTGCAACGGCTTGTACAACTTTAACCTTTTCTTCTGTAGGTAATTCTTTAACGGCTGCTTCAACTTTTTCTGTAAGCTCTTGGTCAGCTTTTTCTTCTGCTTCAACGACTTCCTCCTCTGTTAAACCTTCGGTATCGATAGGCTCCTCTTCTACTATCTCAATAGTAATAACTTCTGCGATAGCTTCTTCAGTTTCCTCAACGAGAATTTCTACTTCTTCTTCTGTAAGTTGTATCTCTGTATCTCTTTCCTCACTAGGTAGTGGCTCAATCTCCACTTCATCAAGTTCGGTTTCTTCATCAGCAAAATCTTCTTTAATTGGGAGCGTTGTTGTAGTAGTAGTTGTGGTACTAGGAGCAACAATAACAATTTCTTCCAACTCAAAAATTTCTTCTTCATATTCAATAACCTCTAATGTTTCTTGTAACTCTTGTATCGTATCAACTAATACTTTTAAATCTTCTTTTTCATCGTCTGATAAATTATCAGTATCTACATCTTTAAGTATAGATGCTTCTAGTTCAGCTTGTATCTTAGCTTCTGCTTCAGCCTCGAGACGAGCTAACTCTTCTTTTTCAGCTTTGATTCTAGCTTCCTCTTTTAAACGAAGACGCTCTTCTTCAGCTAAACGCTCTTCTTCAGCTTTACGCTCTGCCTCAATACGAGCTTCTTCCTCAGCTTTTTCTTTAGCTATTCTATCTTCCTCAGCCTTACGAGCTTCCTCAGCTTTACGCTCCTCTTCGGCTATACGGGCTTGTTCGGCTTCATAAGCTGCTTGGGCTGCTGCATCTGAGTCATCTTGGGCTTTTTTATTGAATACTGCTAGCGTAGGCTCAGTAGAGTAACCACTATAAACATTATTGACAGAGTCATAAGCTCTAATTGAAAAGGTGTAAGTTCCATTAGAAATGTTTGCATAAGGAATAGTATATTCAGTATTGCTTATATTGTAAATCACTACTTCATCTGTAGGACTTGTTCTGTAATATAGTTCATAAGTATCAGCAGTTGCATTTCCTGTATTAGGTGCTTCCCAATCTACTTTTACACCAGAGTTATATTCATTAGTAGCAGTAGTATTCATAGGTGGTCCTAAAGTATAAACAATAGTTGTTGTAGCAGTAGTAGATACTACTTCATAATTAGTTACTGGACCTGCTTGACCTCCGTGACAATAACTACCACTCTGTGTGCAAGAATAAACAACAAAATCATAAGTTCCTGCTGCTATGTCTTCTATTGTGTAAGAAGTAGCACTAGCGTCTGCAATATCAATACTTGTGTATGTTTCTTCGCTAGATAGTTTATATTCAATTTTATAAGACTCTACTGCTGACCAACCTGTATTGGGTTGTGTCCAACTAAAATCTAAACCTTGATACTCAGTATTAGAAATAGATAAATTAGTAACACCACTAGCTACATCTTGTATCGTATAACTAGCTATAGAAGTCCAATTAGAGTATTTAGAGTTTGTATCGTTGTCTGACCTTATTTTAAAGTATATAGTGTCTCCAACTGTCGCACTAAGAGCTGATTCTAAGTAAGACTTACTAAAAGTGTATTCTGTATTTAAAGCATTACTATCGCCAACATTACCTGTCGCTACACCATACATAGGTGGATTTGCTTTGTCGAAACCTATCGCGTATCGTTCTGCACTATATTCATATCTGTCTGGTGCTGCGTCCCAGTCAATAGTTATACTTCCATCGTGTAAATTAGCTGAAGTAGTTAAGTTACTTGGGTCACCTATACCATCAAGTATCTTTGGGTCATCACAAGCATTATCTCCTGTTGGTGCAGACCAATTTGTTTGGTTATAATCAAATGGTGTACCTGCATATAAATTCCAAGTATTTTGGTCTGTTAATGTAGAAAAACTGTAATCAGTTATGTTGTTAGACCTAACTCTATAATAAATATTTGTTCCTGATGGGTTATTAAAATAATACTTTAAGTTGTCGAGACTAAATGTGTGATACTGCCAAGTGTTTGTGGAATGTCCAAAAGAAGTAGTGACACAAAAACTATTTGTTTCAGTTACACCACTAGATTGACTAAAGAATATTGTATAACTTTCTGGTGGACTATCTTCAAATCCATCTGAACCTAATATACCAATAGTAAAAGTTCCTGCGTTAGCATCATCACTAGCATTTGTACCATAAGGTGGTTGTGTTGGAACGTGGTCAGCCATAGCAATAGGTAAAGGATATATAAGTAATCCAACAATTGCTAATCTAAGAAATGTATTAATTGACCTAAGCATCTACTACTTTCTAGTAGGAACGCTATTGAAAACCTCGTTAACTTCTTCTAAAGTAATTTTTCCATCGTCTATATATTTTCTTGCCAACATCTCTAAGACGTGTGCAACCCCCATTATTCCAGCTAGCAACGCAGATTGGTATACGTCAATACCTACTAACGAACCGGCACCTAATATTGATAGGCTTTGTGCTATAAACACAGCTAATATTCTCTTAGCTATATTTAAATACAGGCTCCAACCTTCTTGTAACCTTTGTGTCATTTACTTTGACCCAATAGGACAATTTGAGCAAACACCGCTGCATAATCCACAAATCATTTATATAACCTCCATAAATAGAAATAGTCGGGTAATATCCCGACCATCTCTATCTATTATAACCGATTATATCTTGACTATCCTTTAGGAATCTTAGACATAAATGGGAATGGTGCATCTTCTAATGCATTCTGAATTGCAGAAACGAGTGCTGATGCAGCTGCTACGCTTGCAGCCATAATAACATCTGCCTCGAACATTCCAGCTTGGTTAGCCATCATCACAGCCACAAAAGTTTGTGCTGCAGTTCTTGCTGCTCTAATTAGAGCTGTTCTCCAGTAATCTGGCATTTAATACCTCCTACAGTATTTTTTTAACTCCTCCACCACTAGCACCAGTTTTTGGTGACAATGGTAAAAGAAACTTTCCACCTTCTCTGTAGTCATAATCAACATAATTGACTGTGACTTCTTCACCCGACTCTATTGCATCTGCAATTTCCGGGTAAACCTTTTTATATGCCACAACGGACGCTCCGACAAAGCCGTCTTTTTTGGTTATATTTTCGTTTTGAGAAGAACCCAAAATTAAACAACCGGCGGTCGATTCGTCGGTATTTCCCGTGTGCCATAAAATCCACTCAAAATTTGGAACATTATTTACATAAATCATTCCACGGTGCCAAGCACCATATTTTGCAGTGTAGCGATTGTGATAACCGCCTTCTTTACGAAGAGTAAGTTTATACTTACCTTCTGGAATTCTTGTTTCGCCTCTGATTTTTTCTGCTCTGAATTCATCTTCGATTGTGTAGCAAAGAAATTTACGAACACCATCAGTGATATCGAACAATATTCCGTTTGTAGAGTCAGCTTGTGAACTTATTCTTAATACTTCAAGTTCCATCTTATTCTCCTGTTATCTCTGGAAGCCCAAAAGTTGCGTACCAAGTCTGTGGTCCGACTAAACCATCTTGAACTAGCCCAGCTAATTTTTGTATTTCCCTACATCGTTTAGCGGAATTTCTTCCATAGATACCGTCAACCGTCAGTCCTCCAGCAGAGTCTTGCCACTGAGAAACATCATCTCCTTTGATGTACGGTGACTGTACCACTAATATTCTACCATTCCATTTTGGTGCTTGTCGCTGTGCTTTTCTGTAGGCTTTACCTTTAATTAATGTAAAAAACTGTTCCCAAGGAAAATTTATTCCCGGGTCTGTTCTTCTTACAGGGTCGAGTTCAGCGTGAGAAATAAATCCTCTTTGACCTTTTAACCATTCGTTGATATTTAATCTTCTTGCTGGTATCTCATACGCTTCACACTTATCTGTAGCCCACTTGGCCGCAGTTGTAATGAGTGCATCTTCGTATTCTTTGTCTTGCCCCCATTCGGAAGCATAGTAAGCTAACTCTAATCCTAAAGATTTACTGTTATGTCCTCTAACGTGGAACGCAGTAAAGTCATCTGGTAATAAATTAACTATATTTTTATCATCTACAACGACGTGTGCAGACGCTGTTCTTTCTGTTTCGGATAGGTATTTTGCTACATTTTTAGCAACTCTGCCACCTTCGGCAGTGTGAACTACTATTCCTTGTATATCTCTCCCCCTAAATGGGTAGTAGTTCCCTTTCTTATTATTCTCTCTTACTGTCGCGTATGGATTTTCATTATCTAGTAAATAATAATATCCCATATGTATATGGTACTACACATTTATATATTGTCTATTTTATACTATAACTCTTTTATAGACTTTTTCTGTGCTTTATATAGATTGTTAACTCCATATTTATCAACTGTGTAGCTTAACATCCCCGGCTTTGTCAATTTGCCGTGTGTTTGTTCTATCCATTTAGAACCACCATCTAGTGCAGGGGCACCAATAATTTGTTGTGGGTCTTCTACGAATGTGTAATGATGAAAGTGACCAAAGTTTAAAATGTTTGCAAAACCTATATGGTAGTCACCATACTTTTGATTCTTATGCCAAGCTTGAGCTTTAGCAGGAACAAAGGCTCCACCTCCCGACCTAAACTGATGGCCGTGAACGAATCCTAATATATTTCCGTGACAGTTGTAAGTAAGAGTTATGTCGTCATCTAAGTGTTCCGGATATATGTGTTCAATGTGGCTGAAAGAACTTGGGTTTTGTCTCATTGCAAAATCTGTATAGTAAGCAACAGCTAAATCTTTATTATCCATAAATGTTGTATAGCTCTTACCATTTTTTCTGTTTTCTCCGTGATTGCCGGGAACACTTATTACTGTGACAGGTACATCAAGTCTTGAAAACTCTTTGATACTTGCAAACATAAGTTCAGTTGCTATCTTTTGCTGAGCACGGTCATCGTATTCGGCTGAATAGGTTTGTTGTGCGTAAAACCCATCGCACCCTTCGACGATATCACCCATACAACCTATAACAATTTCATCTAAATTATATCCCATTGATTGATACTGTTTAAACTTTTGTATTGTTTCGGCTACCCCTACTTCAACTCTATTGACTAATGCTTCTGTTCCCCCACCTTCATTTTTTCCGATTTGCCAGTCAGAAAAAAGAGTGACGAACGCTCCATTGCCTTTTGATTTTTTAGGAGCTTTAGCAGAAAACTTATTTATTTTTTTAACTAAGCTTTCTTGTAGTTCTTCATCAAGAACACCCGGAATACGAGCTACAATTGTACAGGTGTAATGAACTTTCTTTTCTCCATCTACACCATCCCAAGTTCTAAACTTCATTGTGTCGTCTAAAACTTTAAAATGTTCGGGACTTATGCCATTTTCTAAAAGAAAACTATCCCAGTTTTCTGCAGGTGAAGGTTCATTGATTCCTCTATTGGCTGCAACAGTTCCTTCCCCTGTATTTTGGTCAAACTCTACATACGGTTCTACACCATTAGGAACTTCTCTTTTTGGGATTTTTGCTTGTTGTGCTTTAGCAAACTCTAAAGCTTGTTGAAACTTATTAGGCTTCTGTGTCATTTCTTTTCATCCTCCAAGCTCTAACAGCAGATAAAGATATTTCAATATCAACTGATTTTAAAGCATCTACAATTGTCTGATTATTATAAGCAGTATTTAAAAGTGCAGTTTCAAGAGTACTTGCATATTCTTTTTCTTCGTCTGAACCACGATTGAGCTTTGCTAATATTTTATCTATTTTAAGTTTCTGAACCCTCTGTGCGTGTAATGCATTTAACGCCTCATCAAATTTATTCATTATTCCTCTTCGGAAACAGGTGCTTGTGCATTAGTTACTATTGCTCTTAAGTTGTCAATAACAACATCTCGCTCAGCGATTTCTACGGTATGTCTAGCTTCGTTGATAGCCATTTTATCAATCATTTTTCTGGCTTTGTCAAGCTCTGCTAAATTTTGATTATAAGCAGCTACAACTTGTTCTATATCAATCTTTTGATTTTCTTCTGTCATTACTCTCCTTGTTCGCGTTAATACTATTATAGCATTTTACATACAAGGTATGACAGTTTTGTATTATTTTTTATATATCTTGTTTATATTTTGTATATTGCTTAGAAGTAGACTCATAATCTGGAGAATCTAAGATAGAAGAAGGGGCTCTATCTGTTAATCTACTTTTTTTAAGAAGTTCCCACTCTAAGTTGTATAAATTTACCATACTCCATTATAAACTTATAAAAATGCACTCGCCGGGACACTCTTCTGCAGCTTCTTTTACCAACTCTTCTTTACCTATTGGAACTACTGCTGTGCCTTCTGCACCTTCGGGGTTACCTTGTGAAGCAGCGTATATTTTAGGATATGGTGTGTGTTCTTGCACATAAGCTAATCCATCCGGCAACATAGTGAATACTTCGGGACAAATTTCTGCACAAAGACCATCACCGGTACATAAATCTTGGTCAATCCACACTTTCATATAACTATTGTAGCTTTCTATTTCGTCGTGTTATCTCCCTATATCCTGCTGTCATCTTGCTACGAAGTTTATATGACTCAATATTATTTTCTTTATGGTCTTGTTGTGTGAACTCTTCAATATTTAATTTTGTTTTACTTCTCTTAAAAGGTATGACGTGTAGAAACGGGTATCCCCTTTGTAAGATTCTATCCCCTTCTGTATGCCATATGCTAGGAAAATTAACTTGATGAAAACTATCTGTTTCTACAATTCCCGGAAATAATGTGTAATTATCTTGTGGATGCATCAATGGTTGTATAAATAAGGTAGACCATCCCGGTGGAGTATGAAAGAACCAAGGACTTGTAAACTTTACTGCTCTTCTGTAATCATTTCTTTTAAACGGATATGTTTTAAATTGTCCTTCTTCGTGAAACTCGATACCACTTCCAATTCCATCTTGTATGCCATTTGTTTCAAAATAAAACTCTTGACCGTGTCTTTGTATTAAAAAGTCGCACCACATAGGAATAATGTATCCTTGTGAAAAATAATCTACTACTGCTGGACATTTTTTAATAGTATGTGAAGACCACTTCTTAAGTATTTTTCCTAATACTGGAAATGGTTTATGGTCGGGTCTTGGTAAATCCATATTTAGATTTTGAAACCATTCGGGTATTGCTTGTGCTGCAGGTATTGGTGGTTCTAAATCTAAGAGTGCAGGATTTTGTGTTTTAAAAGTTATAGTTGGTGTTTTAAAAGATTTCAAATTAAACCCGCTGCTTGTCTTTTTTCTCTTGTATTAAGTACAGGATTGTTCCACCAGTGGTCTGGCTCTACATAGTGATTAAACATCATACCTATTTTATTATTATTAGGGTCCGGAAATTCTTCTCTCCAATGCTCTTGTTCTTCGCCATAAATAATAATTGCTTGATTAGGCTCTAAGAAATATTCTTTACCTTCAATCCAAATACCCCAAGGTTCTGTTTCTTGATATAAACAAACATCAATCGTGTAAGTACAAGCGTTGTTGTCTTTGTGTTTTGGTAAATTAGGTATATTGTCATCTACTAATTTATATTCTGCAAACATTGAATAAGATGCTTCTAGGTTAGGAGAATTAAATATTTCTCTAGCTAAAGGAACAAGGACGGGTTTAAATTGTCTTATCCAGTTAGCGTTTTCACTATCTTTTCTTTCTTCATCACCGTAAGTTAAACCAAATCTACCAAAATCAGATGAATATAACCCTAAATGGGCTTGTCTCTTAGCAATGGTTACTAGTCTTTCAAATATATTTTTAGGATAAACATTATCGAGTATTAAAGCTTCTTCCACCATTTCTCCTTGGGCATTACTTTATCTGGTCTTCTATCAAGCATATCTGGATAAAGCATATTACTATCTCTTCTATTTACACTTGAACCAACTATTTGATTCCATTGTTTTGAAAAGGTTTCATTCCACTCTACATATTTGAGTTTGACTGGCTTACTGAATAACAAGTTAAACATAACTGTATCGTGATTAATTATGCATTCATCTTGTTCTAAGTTTGTCCATTCAAAAGCCCAAGACAATCCTCTTGACCAAGCATATATTGGCATAAATCCCGGAATAGTAGATATAGGCAAATTTTGTCCTGTGTTTCTATCTGAGGGTATAACATCCATCCAAACTTCTTCATCGTCAGTAAACAACATAACAGGCATTGTTATTTGCATTACAGGGGTATCCCTGTCTCCCCAAGCTTCTTTTTCTTCTAATATAAAATCATTAAATGGTCCGTGATGCTTTACTAGGCCTGTAAATCTTGCAGAAACATCATATCCACCATACCTATCTACTTCATCAGCAAATGTATTCTTTCTTAATTTAAGTTTTACATATGACCAAGGAAAATACATTTCATACATTCTATGTCTCATAAATTGTGTAGATACGCAACCATTAGGTGCTTTAACAAACTTGCTAGGTGTTCTAAAATTAATAGCCGGTTGTTCACTTTGAGTTTCGTTATTTTCCATTTGGCCCCACTCTAAATTCTTACGAGGTAATGTAAATGCTACAGTTGGCATATCTTTATTGAGTGAACTTAACTTCTTACTCCATAAATCAGTAATCTTTGGTATCTTTAATCTATAATTTTGTGGTACTGGACATTTATTCATCTATAATCCCATCTCTTTTCCATATTTTTTTATTTTGTTGAGTCAACCATCGATACCATCCATTTTGTTTGGTTCGTTCTGCCTCTCTACTTTTATCGTAATAAAGCTTTTCATCTTCATTCATAATTCTTGATTGATAACCTAAGTTATCAAAACCTTCTCTTTTAAAAGGAATTATTTGTATTAATGGCATACCTTGTCTAAATGTTCTTTCACCTTGACCGTGATATAAAAAAGGTATATTCATTTGATGGTAACTATCAGTTTCTACAATGCTCGGCATAATTTCTATTTCCCAATTTCTGTGGTACCAAGGTGAAGTAACTAATATAGACCAACCCGGTGGGGTAATAATATCCCAAGGGTTAGTAAATTTTAGTGCAGTATTAAAAGAGTTATCATTTATAGGCATAGAACCTATAGAACTTGGTTCGTGGTAAGTTACAGTTTCTTCATTAGCGTGCTTGTTATACCAGTTAAATCCAGTTTGTACGTTATAATCTATTCTTAAATCTAGCCACAAAGGTATTATGTAACCAGCAAACATCATATCTTTGACAGTAGGGCATTTTTTTACAGAGTTATCTCTATATGGAATAGTGTTCCAAGAATGGTCCGCTTCGTTCATATAAGACCACTCTCTCTGTAAATTTTTATACCAAGCAGGCATAAATTCTTTTGAGGGTTTTACGGGTGCTAAGTCTACATAGTGTGCGTGGCCCGGATTAACCAAAAATAGTATTTCTTCTTCTTTTCCAAGAATATGAGTTTTATTTTCTAATATTCTAGAGTATTTTTTTGTCTCCCACCATTTTTTCATACTACTCCAATAGTAAATCTGCTGTTGTAACTGCTTTTAGATTATCATTTGGTTTTATACCATCAAGTTGTCTTTTAACAGAAATTTCATCTCCGTCTTCTTCCCAGTGGATAATGTCTATTGTTTTCCCTAGTGAAGTTAATTTATTGTAAGCAGTATCTATATTTTCAAATTTATCAGGAACCCATCTTATTATTATTTTACAACTAGGGTTGTCTGCAATTGTTTGTGAAGCACCATCTAAAACTTCCATTTCTTTTCCATTGGCATAGATAATCATTAAATCTGGTGATAAATCTAAGCTGTCGATAGTTATTACTTCTACTTCTTGAGATTGTAAACCTACTTCTTTATCAATTACTGCTCCAGATTTGTTATCACTGTTGTAATAGACAATTTCAGTACCCGGCAACGCACCAGCACCTTTATTAAGATTTGTTCCTGTTGGCACATTTGTTTCTAGTAAAGCAAATCTAGAAGCTATAGGTTCCAATGAAGTAACTGAAGTACCAGCATCTATTAACTGTTTAGAAGACAAACCGAATCCAGCACCAATAACAATGGCATTTGTGTAACTAGAAGCGTTATCTTTTAACCAAAATTCTAAGGAAGGGTTTATGTGGCCTAAATCGGAAACACGAGATTCATACCAATCAGAATCATCATAATCTAATGTTGGTCCACATCTAAAAACTTGTGATACTATAGCCAATCTACTTCTACCTCCGGTTTATCTGATTTATAAACATAATTACCTTTATCATTATACTCTGCTAAAGCGAAGTGTGGACTGTCCGGTGTATTAAACCCAAAACTTAAACATATTGATATGTCATCTGTTTTTTTTCTTGAGTGCGGAAATTCTCCAAAATAAGCTAATGCTTCTTCATTTTCTAATACAATTTCGTGATTATCGTATGTAATAGTTACAGGTTCTACAGAATAATAGTTATACAAAATGTTATATTGTGCAGGCCCAAAATCTATGTGTTCTATTGTTGGAGGTGACTCTTCATACCATCTTATTCCTGAAATTGTTGGAAGTAGATTATGTACTTCAAAAACTTCTCTTGCTTTATCTATTAGATAAGTTGCAAGAACATCAATTTCATAGGACCTTTTAAAATAATGATTTATTTTTTTATTCCAGTTATGTTCGTCAATAAAAGGACTTTCATTATCCAGAAAATACTTTAATTCTTCTAATTGATTACCTTTGAATAAATCCGTAATTTTTACAGCATCCATTATTTCTGTCCTCCTTGTGGCGTATACATAACGGGCATTCCATCCCAATCTAAAACGTGACCCAACCAAGTCACTATTGCATATTTAGTTCCTTTAATTACAGGCATAGCTCTATGTGCGTATGCATAGTTACTAGGAAATAAAACTAGTGATGGTTTGTCGGGTTTAATATTTTCATCAAAATATTCAAAGTATGTTCCACCACCTTCATAATCTTGTGGGTTTAGAAGTATTAATGCTGATAAATACCTAGGTATGTGAGGTGCATAGTCACAATGACTTTTGTACTCTTGACCACCTTGATATCTGAGAATTGTAAAACCTTCGTCAAAATGTATAGGGATTTCGTATTCTTCGCAATATAGTCCTACATATTCTTGCAACTTTTTGCTAATTAAATCTTGAATTTGCTTACATTTTAAATAGTAATCATCCAAGTCTGCTTTAACTGCTTCTCTATATTCACGAGACGACGGGTCTGTAAATGCGTGCTCAGTTAAATTAAAAGTCATATTGCTTCTTATATTTCCACCTTCGTGACCTTTACCAACTTTTGCACTTATATAACCCATTTTTAATTTTGAGTTATCTATTTCCTCTGTTGTTTTTATAATTTCTTCAGCTTGCACATCTGTTAAAAAATCATCATAAATATGTATAGTTCCTGCTTTTTTTATCATCTTAATTCCCTTCTAGCTAATTCTTGTACAGGTTCTCCTGCCATCTCTCCATCAACGTTATAGTGACTTGAAAAAGATACTAGGAAAGCTGTTTTTCTACCATTTAAAAGTGGAGTTGTTGCGTGTGAATATACAAACGCACTAGGCATAATAACTGAAGTACCAGCAGGTGCTTTATAAGCACCCATTTCTGGAAAATACCTAAACAATAAATCTCCTCCTTTAAAATTATCATTCATATAAGTAAGGATAGTAAATCTTCTCAAATAAGGTGCTATATGATGTTTATTTGTTCTTTTATCTCTTACAGAATGGTTATCACTATGAAATTCCATATGCTTAGGAGGTCTATAAGATATATATTGCCAAGATTCCATCCAATTTACTTCTCTTTCAACTTCTGGATATATTTGCATATATGATGCTGCTTTATCAATTGCATTTCTTTGCACCTGTTTAAAGTATGAAATAGATTCTTTTGCTTTAAAATTACTTTCAGGACTAAATCTTATAGGGCCATTTGCTTTACCATAACCTTGACCATCTTGTGTTACGTTATATTTTTTCCATTCATCTACTTCTGAATTCATAATATCTATAACTTCTGAATATGTTTCTATACATTTTTCAAAAGCAACTATTCCGGGTGCTAAAATTTTTGGTTGTACTGATTTCCAAATATTTTCTTGCATTATTCTTCTTCAAAATAATATTCATATACAGAAGTTTCTTTAGTTTCGACTTCTATACCATCTACTTTTATAACGACTTCATACCAACCTATGTCAAGTTTTAAAAAATCTGATTGCCAATGATTTCCTATTTCAACATAATGCATAGGTAATGTTTTTAACAATACAGATTGAGAACTTGGATTGTCTAAATCATTTGTATATATTTCAGAAATAATTTCTGGTTTATCTTTTTTGATTACTTCAAAATCATCCCAATAATTAAATTGTACATAATCTTTATCAGAAAAATTTATCGGTACTTCAAGAAATCTATATTCAGGGATAGAAACTTCACCAGCTTTATCGACATCTTTAATTAAATCTTTTGTGTTTTCACTTATACCGTGTTGGATTTCAGCATAAACATTTTCCCATTGAGATTTATATTCATCAATATTTTCTTCTTTTGGGACATAAAATATTTTTCGCACGAACCCTCCTCGTAAAATTATTCGATTGCTGCTAAATTATCTAAACAAACTTTCATATAATCAATCACAGTATGCAAAGAAGCATCTTTGGTAGCTTTATATGCATCTACATCAGCCAAGAAAGCAGCTTCGTCAAAAGCAGCTATGTCTTCGCCTAATTTAAAAAGACTATTAGCTACGCCACCTTCTAGCATTGCTACTGCGTCATCTTTTTGAGTTTGTAAAGCTTCTGCACTTAATGATAAGTCCATATTGTTTACTCCTATATTATTAAACGTTTTACCCCTTAAGTATAGCATTGTAAACTGCGATGGTTCAGTGTCACCACCCCACAAAGTAGGGGTCATATATGCTTCTTCTGGAACGTCTATTTCTTCGTAGTTTTTAAAGTCATAAAATATTCTAAATTTATCTCCATAAGTCTTTGTGTTTTCATCTTCGTCATCATCTAAGTCACCCTCAGTAACTGCAAAAGAAACACCCATAGCTAATAACTCGTTATAAGTATTATCTTTGTATAGATATGGTTTGTTTTGTTTTATATAAAAATTACTTTGTGGATTTAAACTTTTATCAATTGTATATAAATATCCTGTTTCATACTTAAAAGGGTCTAATGCACCAGTTTTTAAGTTCTCTGCTCCAGATATTTCATCGTTATATTCGTAGTAACCGTCTTTTCTTAATATATAAAAACTTACTACATCAGAATTATTCATAGGGATATCAACATAGCCCTCACTATTAAATGCTATCTCTTTTCTTGGGTATGTTGGTAAATCAACATCAGTTGTAAAATCTGGAAATAATGGGTTGGTAAAATCGGGTTTATAAATACCTAAAAAATAATGTATTTTATAGAGTTCAATGTCAGAACCTAATTTACTAAAGTGTACACGAATATATGATGGTGTACTCATTACTACACCTTAAATGTCTTAACGGTCCCGCTTGCGTATCCTGTAACATCTGTTGCAAAACCTGTTAACGGTATATTTTGCGAAACAATAAATATTACTCCTCCACCAGTAGTTGTTTCCCCACTAGCTTCAAATGTTCCATATCCTTGTATTTTTCTAGCACAAACTACAACAACTCCACCACCATAGTTGACAGAGTCTCCTGCTCCACCTACTAAAGCTGTAGCAGTTGTGGAACCACCGTGCTGAATCACTCCATCTATTGCTATATCGGGATGATTAAAATATTCTGCACCTTCTGCTGGTTCAGTAGCTGTGTATCCATTTCCATTACCACCTAAAGAATCTGTAGCTGCGGATTGAGCACCACCACTAAGTGTCCCGGAAGTGGATGCTGCACCTACTCGACCAATTATTGTATCTGATTGATTTGCTGATGTTCCTGCACCAGTCAATGTATTTCTAACAAACACCCTGTATCCTGCTGTATTTAATGTGTAACCAGCACCTACCGTTAAATTGTTATAATACATATCTCTTGTTAATGTTGTGTTGGCTGATATAGTCACATTTCCATCCATACCGGAACCGTAAATGCTATCCGGAATGACATCAAAAGTTTCAAAGTCTGAAGGTATTTTCCCTATTTCTGTTATTGCCATATTATGCTCCCGGGTCTGTGTCGTCTGCGTTTATATTGAAAACTGTAATTACTGAGCCAGCACTTGCAGAACCAGTTCCACCAGTTCCTGCTGCTGCCGCCAATGTTAAAGAAGGTAACGGCTTTGTTCCTGTAACTAAAACTACTGTCCCACCACCAGCATTGTATCCATCTGAAGCAGTTCCTGCTGAACCACCTGCACCACCCGGATGAGGTGTTGTTGGATTAGTATTGCCCGGGTAAGAGTAGTTATTACCGGGATTAGCACCATAGTTAGTTGGGTTAGAGCCATAGTTTGTATAAGAATAATTATTACCCGAATAAGAGTAAGGGTTCCCCGGATTACTGCCACTATAAGAATATGGATGTGAATGTGCATAGTGGTAATGATAAAAACCATTGGCAAAGTTATTTATTGGGTTAGGAGATGGATGCCAATGATAATGTGTATGTGGATTAGAACCATAGTTTGTGTAGGGGCTTGGTGGATTAGAACCATAGTTAGTTGGGTTAGTACCACTGTTATTGTAAGAATAGTTATTACCAGAATAAGAGTAAGGGCTAGGATTGTTAGCACCATAGTTTGTTGGGTTTGTATTTCCCGGTGTTGATGCGTTTGGTGCTGGTGTTCCAGCATTACCTGCTGTTGCTGCTGTTGAAGCATCTCCATCAGCTCTAATTGTTCCCTCACCTGTGATTGTCTTAGCTATTACTAATACAACTCCACCACCTACAGCACCTGAACCCGGTGTTGCTGCGTTACCAGAAGACCCTTTACCTCCAGCTGCTCCTACTGTTTGGTAGTCTCCCCAGCCCGAGTCTCCACCATCTGCACCTGCTCCCTCATTTGCTGTGATGGCTCCGTCGTCTCCTCCAGAACCTCCACCAATAAACTTAGTGGTATTATCTGAAGGGTCGAATTTTTTTCCTAATAAAGCTACTGTAAGGTTAAACATTTCGTTATCACCTTTAAAGAATTCATCTCCGGAAGAGTGGGAACCACCTTGTTCACCGGAAGCTCCACCAAGTGTATCTGTAGCATCTACACCCTTAGCAAATCCACCCTTAAGTGTTCCTGCTGTTGTTTTAGATGTGAACCTACCAATACGAGAAGTAGCATCTGTAAAAGCTAATGTTCCTCTAACGAAGACACGATAACCATTTGTGTCTAATGTACAAGATGAATTAATATTTAAATCGTTGTAGTACATATCTCTAGTAAGAACGGTATCAGCTGCGATTGTTACATCTCCGTCTTGACCAAAACCGTATACTTCATCTCCCCCTAGTCTGTCTAACAACAGGGGTTCTGGTATCTCTATTTCAGCCATTAACTAACCTCTACACCGGATATATGTACATTGATAGAGCTTGCTGCACTAGCTAATCCTCTGATAGACGCACTTGCTGCTACAACCATTGCTAAGTCAATAACTGAGGTTGTGTTAGCTGGCACAGTAATATCTCCAAAAATGATATGCTCATCTCCTGTAGTTCCACCTGAAGGTACAACTTTAATCTGTGCTGTTCTATCAGTAGCTGTGTAGTTTGCTAATAAGATTTGCTTGATAATTATTTTATTGCTATTGCTGAAAATTTCAGCTTCAGAAGTACCAAGTGTCTCGCTAGCATTCAACTCTGCTGCTGTATATACTGCCATTTATTTCTCCTATAATCCCATCCACTGTAAAGCTTCGGTAGTGTGAAGTTGTTGAGCTTTCACCTTTACCATTGCTGAAGCGGAATTGTCGTATAACATTACTAAGTCATTGTCCTCATCAACATCTATTGATGTTCCGTCTGTAAGTCTTGATGCGTCAACTACTAGTGTGACTGCACCAGAATCGGCACCTCCATCAAGACCAGAAGTTGCTGCTGTTGTTACACCTGTAACATCACCTTGTTCTAATACTTGCCAGCTAGAGCCTGTATATACCTGTAAACGGCTATCTGTAGAGTTGTATATCACCATACCGGCATTTGCACTTGATATGGCATTTCTTTCTGTTGTTGTATATGATGGGATTAAAGGCCCACCATCTGTAGAACCCGGTATAAATTCGGATAATCCATTACTATCACCACCAGCTGTGGTAGATACACGAATAAGATGTTGTCTAGTTGCCATCGTTTTCCTTTATAGAATTAAACACTCTAATTATAGCAAGTATAAGCGTCATTATATCTCCTCTTTTGTTCCTCTTATTTCTTTGATACAAAAAATAAACCATACACTACCCCAACCTATTGCAAAACCTGATGCAAATGATATAAATACTTCCATTATGTATCTCCTAGTCTTGTGAATGTTGCATAAGTTTTATTTTGGGCGCTATCTCCTATAAAACTTCCACCTGTGTTGAAATATCTAAATTTAATTTTGTGATTTGTCAAATCTGTTACATCTATAATTGCTGAAGCGTAAGCACTATCTCCACCACCACCTGCTTGTGTAATACCTCTAGCAATATCTACTCCATTGCTAAAGTTATCATCTGTAGCGTGTATGTATATATTGTGATGTGCAGAGCCATCAGTTCCAGCTGCACCTAATCCTACAATTTCTACTTTGTAGTAACCTGTTTTGCTAAATGTAAATGTTCCAGAACTTTCGCTAACATTACTACCAAAGTTTGCTTGTAATGTGCTATCTGGAACTTCCCAGTTTCCTACATCTGCATTAGCACCAGTAGTAGTTTGGTCTGATGTAACCCTAAACTGTTGAACGCTAAATTCTACACCATCTGAATAGCCAGCTAAGTCTTTACCATTTGCTTTAACTTCACCTGTACTTTCAATAACAAGTCTTTCAGTTCCAGCAGTAGCCATTCTAATCGTGTCATCATCAGTAGTTTCTTCTACTTTGATATAAGTATCTGTATCGCCATCTCTAAATACTGTTGCAGAGTTTGATGTTCCTACAATTTGTATTGGGTCACTAGTACCATCAGAAAGAACTAAGTCTATGTCTGTAGCTGAGGTACCAACGTTTGTAAAATCTATTGGGTCTGAACTTGCGTCTGAAAGTGTAAGAGGCATTTCATCATTTACACTGAAGCTAACTGCTGCTGCGATATTTGATTTTGCAACTTTCTTTAATGCAGAAGCACTTGTATCAAATGTTACTAAGAAGTCATCTTCTGCTGGAGAGCTATCTTCTGTTAAAGCAGTTATTGCTGCTGTTGTAATACCTGTAGCATCACCTTCAAAGGTTGCAGCTACAAAAGTCTCTGAGCCAACTGTCCACTTGTCTATGCTTTCATCCCATATAAGTGTCTTATTAGCATCATCACCTCTCTCAATTTCAATACCACCATTCTCTGAAGCAGAGCCAGTTGCATTGGAATTAAGAACAATTTGATTATCAGCTAAAGCTATTGTTTCTGTATTGACAGTAGTTGTAGTACCAGAAACTGTTAAGTCACCAGATACTATTAAGTCATTAAATGTTACATCAGAAGTTGTAGCTACAGCTTGACCTATAGATACTTCACCAGAGCTAATTGACACACCAGTACCAGCTGTAATGTGTGCTTGAACTTCAGAGGCACTAGGACCTGTGTAAGTAAGAACACCGGTACTTGAGTTATAAGCTAGTGAACCATCGCCACCACTATCTGTTACACTAATAGAACCTCTAGCTCTTGCATCTGTATAGTAAAGATTGGTTGAACCTTCAGTTAGGTCATCTGTTGTTGCTGCAGCTATTCTTGCATCAGCTCTAGCGTCTGTGTAGTAAAGGTTTGTAGAACCTTCTCCTATGTCATCAGTATCTAAAGCTACATTAACCCAAGCACTGCCGTTATATCTTAATACTTCATTGGTTGCTAGTGATGTAAGAGTAACATCTGTTAATTGTGCTACTTGTGAACTAGCATCTCCCGGTTCCCATTGCGAACCAGACCATTTAAGAGCTTGACCGCTTGTAGGTGCTGAACTTGTTGTATCTACATCACTTAAATCATCAATTGATACAGAACCAAAGTCTATATCTACTTCGTTATTTGAAGTATCATCAGTAATTGTAATTTTTGCAGAACCTGCATTAATCTTCTTAAACTGTAAATCTTCTCCAACTTTTCCATCAAAAAGTCCTACACCTGCAGTACCAATGTTAGAAGCTGTGTTTGTTTCACCCGAACCGGATATACCACTAACAGATTTTAGAGCAAATGTTCCTGCTGAGTTGTCCCAAGTGACAACTTTATCATCATCAGAAGCGCCCGGTGCAGAGAATCCTACATTGTTTAAATCTTGTATATCAGCAGCTGTAATTCTTGCGTCTGCTCTAGCGTTAGTAAAGTAAAGATTAGTAGAGCCTTCAGTTATATCATCAGTATCTCCACTAAGTTCTGATAAAGCATCTTTAGTAGCTATTTGAGCATCTACATAAGCTTTTACTGATTGCTGTGTTGGTAATTTAGTTGCAGAGTTAGAAGTCATATCATCTTCATCTACAGTGTCTGCAATCATTGCAAAGTCAACAGCACCTGCACCTATTGTTGTAGCTAATGCTACGGCACCGGAACCATCGAAGCTAACTGCACTTGCAGTTACATCGCCAGTTAAAGAAAAGTTTCTAGCTGTTGTTAAAGTAGCAGCACTACCACTTGTATTTTGATTACCAGAAGTATTAACACCCGGTAAATCTATATTTGCTGTTCCATCAAAAGAAACACCACCTATAGTTCTAGCTGTAGCTAAAGCAGTTGCTGTATCAGCATTACCTGTGACATCACCTGTGACATTTCCAGTTAAGCTAGCTTCTACTGTTCCTGCAACAAAAGTTTCTGAACCGATAGTCCACTTGTCATTTGATTCATCCCATACAAATGTTTTATTAGTAGAGCTTCCTCTTTCAATCTCAATACCTGCGTTTTCGCTAGGTGTACCTGTGACATTGTTATTTAATACAATTATGTTGTCGTCAACAGTAAGAGTTTCTGTATTTAAAGTTGTTGTAGTTCCACTAACAGTTAAATTACCGGATACTGTCATATCGTTAAAAGTTACATTATCTGAGGTTCCAACTGACTGACCTATTGCAACTTCACCAGAAGTTATGGAAACACCTGTACCTGCAGTAATGTGAGCTCTAACTTCAGCAGCTGAAGGCCCAGTGTATGTAATTACTCCTGTTGAACTATTGTAAGCAAGGCTACCATCGCCACCCGAGTCAGTGACTGATACTGCAGCACGACTTCTAGCATCTGTGTAATAAAGATTTGAAGAACCTTCTGTGATATCGTCAGTATTATTGCTTGATGTTAATACGGTGCTATCAATAGCAACAGAGCCGGAGTTTATATCAATACCTGTTCCACCACTAAAGTGTGCTCTAATTTCACTAGAACTAGGTCCTGTATAGGTTATTACACCTGTGCTTGAATTGTACGCTAACGAACCATCCCCACCACTATCTGTGACGGATATCGCTCCTCTAGCATCACTATCTGCATATTGAGTTATTGTTGTTGATATTGTTTCACCGGATATACTTATTCCAGTTCCTGCAACAAAACTACTTCCTTGTACTGACACAACTGAATCTCCACCCATTCCAGAGTGATTAGAACAGTAATAATAAAGCTTATCTGCAGTGGCACCATTTACAATTATTTGTGTGTATGAACCTGCTGTTCCCGGAGTTCCGGAAGTAGAAACTTGAGTTGTGTATTCGCTACCACTGTTAAATGTTCCATCTTTTGTAGTAGATAATCTAAGTGGATGTCCATTGTTAGAACTGTCTCCTTGGTCAAATCTATAAACTGTTCCCGGAACTAATTGAACGCTTGCAGCAGTTTCTCCATCTAGATGATATTTGTTACCACTTACGTTGGCTACTGTGACTGCAAATTCAACAATCGAATTACCAGCAACTTCTAATACACCTCCACCCATACCAGAGTGATTGGCACAATAATAGAACAATCTGTCCGGTGTAGAAGCGTCTGCTTTTATATCTACATAAGCCCCACTATTTCCTGCAGTACCATTTGTTGATACTCCTGTACTGTATTCAGTACCACTGTTATGAGTTCCACCTAATGTTGCTGAAAACTTAAGTGGATGACCACTGTTAGAAGAATCAGACATATCAAATCTATATGTAATTCCCGGAGTTAATTGTAAACTACCTGCTACTTCACCATCTAATAAATATTTATTAGTGCCGGAAGCATTGGCAACTGTGACCATAATTACTGATACAGCAGTATTGTTTTCAAAGTCTATTGTTTTATTTGTTAATGTTTGTGAACCAGTAAGAGTTGCTACAGTTGCATCAATATCAAATACACCTGTTGAGCTATTGTAATCTAATCCAGTACCACCCGATACTGAACTTCTAGCTCTTGCAGTAGTGTGATATAGATTGCTAGAACCTTCTGTGATACTATCAGTATCAAAGTCATTAAAGTCTATGCTTAATGTACCACCAGATTCATTTATACCAGTGCCATCAGTTAAATAGTTAGAAACTCTTGCATCTGTGTAGTATAAATTGGTGGAGCCCTCACTTAAGCTATCAGTGTCGTGATTGCTGATGCTTGATACAGTTCCTGTGACATTCCCAGTCAAGGCTCCTTCAAAAGTCCCTGCTACAAATGTCTCAGAGCCTATTGACCATTTATCATCTGTTTCATTCCATAGAAGTGTCTTGTTTGAAGAATCACCACGTTCTATTTCAATACCAGCATTTTCTGTAGGTGTTGATGCAGCGTTTGAATTTAAAATAATTAAGTTATCATCAACTGTTAATGTTTCAGTATTTAATGTTGTAGTTGTTCCAGATACAGTTAGATTTCCTCCAACAGTTACGTTTCCAGTGGTTTCTACAGTTGCAAATGTTACATCATCAGTAGTTGCAACAGCTTGTCCTATTGCAATAGAACCAGATGTTATAGTTACACCCGTTCCACCACTTAAATGTGCTCTGACTTCTGAAGCAGATGGTCCTGTATATGTTATAACTCCTGTCGAGTTGTCATATGACAGTGAACCGTCTCCTCCGGAATCAGTAACAGAAACAGAAGCTCTAGCTCTTGCATCAGTGTAATAAAGATTAGATGAACCCTCGGTTACATCATCAGTGTCGTGATTGGATAAAGAAGATACAGTACCGGTTACATTTCCTGTAACATTACCAACTAAGTCAGCAGTAACTTGATTAAAAGTTACATCGCTTGATGTTCCTACTTCTTGAGGTATGGTTAAAGTTAATGTTCCAGCAGTGTCATCATAAGTAGATGTTATTCCTGTTCCTCCAACTACAAGTCCATTTACAATGTCTTCTAAAGCATCTTCTACTTCTGGTAAATCTACAGTTAAAGTTAATTGGTTATTATTGTCGTCATAGCTTATATCTATACCACTTGTTGCAGAATCTATTAATAGTGCGGCAACTCTGTCATCAACTCTTTCAGAAGTAAAGTATAAGTTAGTACTTCCTTCTGTTAAGTCATCTGTATCTTTACCACTAAACGCAGTATCAAATCTTGCTGTTGTGTAGTAGAGGTTAGTTCCCTCTGATAAATCAGAAGTAGATTTACCTGTAAAAGCTGTGTCAAATCTTGCTGTTGTGTAATAAAGATTAGAACCTTCAGACAAATCTCCAGTGTCTGCTGCTGCCATTTTGGTATCCCACCTAGCATCTGTGTAATAAAGGTTTGTTCCTTCTGCTAAGTCACTAGTGCTAAAGTCACCGAAATCAACTGTAATAGTTGGTGTTGCTGTTTCTCCAGTATTGTTGCTTAGGTCTATACCTGTTCCAGCAACAAGGCTTGCAACGTATGCACCTTCAGTATCTGTTCCTAAATTAAGTGGTTCATTAATAAATGCTGAACCATTGTATCTAAGGATGTCACCTGTTTGTGTAGAAGTTAAAGTTACATCTGATAAATCTCCAATACTAGCTGCTGCTATACGAGCATCTGCTCTTGTATTTGTATAATAAAGGTTTGTTCCTTCAGCTATATCGTCTGTGTCAGGTGCTATATTGACCCAAGCAGAACCGTTATATTGTATAAAATCGCCAGTAGTAGTAGATGTTAAAGTAACATCTGTCATCTCTGATAATTCATTAGCAGTAGCTACTTGAGTTTGTACATAGCTTTCGGTAGCATAACTGTTTGTTGTCAGGTAAGTTCCAACCCTTGCATCGGTGTAATATAAATTAGTTGAACCCTCAGTTAAATCATCTGTGTCTTTGCTACTGAAAGCTGTATCAAAACGAGCAGTTGTGTAATACAGATTTGTTGAGCCTTCAGATATATCGTCAGTATTGTGGTTACTGACATCAGATACTGTACCTGTAACATTACCAGTCAAATTACCAATAAATGTTGCAGCTACAAAATCATATGACCCGACAGTCCATCTATCATTTGTTTCATCCCAGATAAGAGTGACATTTGTATCGTCTCCTCTTTCTATTTCTATACCAGCATCTTCTGAAGCAGAACCTGTAGCATTAGAATTTAAAACTATTGTATTGTCATCGACTGTTAATGTTTCGGTAGATAAGATAGTTTGAGTACCCGAAACTGTGAGGTTTCCAGAAACAGACAAATTGTTAAACGTAGGTGAATCACTAGAGCTTAACCCTAAAGACGCTCTAGCTGTTGCACCAGATTCAGTGACAAAGTTAGAACCATCACCAACAATGAAGTTAGCATCTGTAGGTGTTAATCCTGCTATATCAGTTAACTGAGCATCGTAAGATTGTACGTCAGAACCAATAGCAAGTCCCAAAGCTGTTCTAGCACCAGATGCAGTATTTGCACCTGTACCACCATCATCTATTCCTATAAAATCTGATGCTTGATATTCTGCTAAACCAACTAAATCGGAACCATTAAAGTCCCCCCTAATTGGAGATTTTTGAGCCATTTACCTACCTACTCGTTTAAGCTGCCATTGTTATATTTTTGGTTGTTGTTGTCCCATCTGTCTTTGTGTATGTAAAAATTAAGCTTTCCCCGTCGCTTGTAGCTGGCATAATCATAAAACTATAAGTGCTACCATCTGATTGTAGCAGTCTCAAAGCTCGTGTTGACATACCTACGTTAGAACCGCCCCCATTTACGCTTAAAGAAGTACTTTGATTAATAAAGTAATTCTTTAAAGGTAATATGTTCGCTGAGCCATTACTTCCTGTTAAAGCTAAGTAACCAAGTTTAGATAGTTTTCTTGCTGAATCATTTTTGAAGGTTATTGTGTCAGAAGCGTCATCTGTAGTGATTTCCATATCGTCGCCTGCAACAAGTGTCAGAGTATCTGTTGAACTATCTGCTACAACACTAGATTGACCACTAACTGCAATAGTTTTAAATACATCTTCTGTAGAACCTCCTACACCACCAGTAGAAGTTATTGTTATTGTGTCGGTAGCAGAATCTGTTGTTATAGATATTCCTGTACCTGCAGCAAAATTGAGTGTATCTGAAGAACCGTCAGCAGCAACAATTGATTGTCCCGAAACAGCAATATTTTGAAATATATTCTGAGAATTTGCTGCAATTGTTAAAGTATTATTTGAGCTATCCGGTGTAAGAGTTATATTACTACCTGCTGCAATTGTAAATGTATCTCCTACACTTCCTGCATCTAAACTTGTAGCACCGACGGTAACAGTTCCAAATGCATTGTTGCTATCAATAGTTGCCCATTCAATAGTTCCATTTCCCGCATTCTTTATGTATTGACCAGCAGTTCCTTGAGAACCGTTGATTGTCATTTTTTGAAAGTCTAAATAACCACTTTCTGTAATCTTTACCCATTGAGTTCCATTAGTTCCAAAATGTAATTCTTTCTGTCCTGTAGTACCAATAGCAAGGGTTTTGTCAGATATGATTGATTTACCATCAATATATAAGTTAGATTGTGGAATTGTAGAACCATCACCGGATACAACTTTAACTACACCATCAGCAACAGTAAATCCATTGAATGTAGAAGCAGCACCATTTTGGTCATCGGTAGCATTACCGGTTTCCATTTGGTCAGCTGGATTAGAAAATGTAAGTAGTGTTGAGGACTGGTGTATTCTTTCAACACCATTGATTTCAGCAATTATTTTAGCTAAGGCATCAGAAGAGGCATCAACTACCTCTAACTTGGAATCACCTTCATTAATAATATCAGCCATATTATCCTTCCAGTACTTCTATTCTAGCTAGTAAATCACTGTTCTGTTGAGATAGCTCTTGTACTGCTTTTACTAATGGAGATATAAATTCTGAATAAGCGAGAGACTTAGTTTCGTCTCCTTCACCTCTAACTAAGTTCCAATTAGTTCCTTCTGGTTGTAATGCTTCAACTTCTTGTGCAATTAATCCATAAGAAATTGCATCTTCTTCTATACCTGTTACATCTGTCCATTCAATAACACAATCAGTATCTTCGTCACAAGAATTACATTCTGAATCTTCTGCTTCCACTTCTTCTTCTGTATTTTGACAAACCCAACCAAATTGTCTTATGTATGTAAATTTCTTTGGTTGTAAGTCATTGATAAAATCTAAACCTAAATCCGATACATTAATATTTTCTTTAAGTGTTTCATCAGAGCTTACATTTGTACTAAATTGAGAATAAAGAAGCAACCACCTGTTGCCAGAAGTTCCTAGTGTAGTGGTTGTATTAGAAGAAGATGGTCTTAATGTTACAGAGCTAACACCACTTCTTGTAAATTTAACTTGTTGAGTATCTTGAGATATTGTATCAAAAAAACCACCACCAGTACTTGTGAATGCTATTGCTCCTGTCATAGCAGAACCACCACCAGTTATAGAAGTAACACCACCAGAACTTGCGTGAGTATGGTCAGACCTTGATACAGTAGATTGACTACCATTTCCACCATAACTAACGTGAGTTCCGTGAGAGCTATCTGCTTTATTGTTTAATAAGTTATTTGCTTCTGTTTCTGTATAATATAAATCATTATGACTATGTGTACTATCAGCAAAACTGTTATGGTCACTATCTGCGTGTGAACCACCAGCATTTGCCCACTGAACACCAGAGCCTGTACTTTGTAAAACCTGTCCAGAGCTTCCAGTTACTCCCCCAGCTTTTAAACCAGAGTTAACTGCTAAGTTACCTGCTACTTGTAACTCTCCTCTTATATTAAATTGGTCACTTAGTGTGTTAAAAGCAAATATATCATCAGTACCATTAGAAGCTGAAAATGTAGAATATCCTCCTTCTGATGTTGTATTAGTTACAAAAAAACCTAATTCATCATAATCCCCAGATATAGTTAAAGATGGTGCGGATTCACTTCCATCTGGTAAAACAACAAAAGGTTTAGTAACTTTTAGCTTATCACTTTGTTCAAACATAACTGATGTACCTATTTTTATTGCACTACTTGATGCAGAAGTTGGTGTTCCACTAGATTGCGTTGCTACTTGTAAGGCTAAGTTAGTTGCACTACCACCAGTCAAAGAAAATGAACTAGCCTCTAGAGCACCAGCATTGGAAACTTTGAATGGAGCAGCTGCATAAGTTCCAGCTCCTAACCACATATTTCCGTCTATATCAACGTGGAAACTAGAAGCATCAGAACCACCTACGTCTAAAGCATCTCCTACTGACAATGAACCACTTAAATCTAATTTATTTGCATTTATTTCTATACCTTCAGAAGATGCATTAATAGTTGCAAGTATTGTATCTGGGTCAACACCATCAATATCAGAAGCAGTAAAATTAATTTGAGAAGTTGTAATTGTTGGTAATCTGTCTACGTTTAAAGTTCCTGTACTAATTTCACCTGCATTTAAATTTGTCACTGTGATATTAGAAGCATCTAAAGTTCCTGCTGTTATGTCACTAGCATTTAATGTTCCTCTTACAGTTGCATTTGCGAACTCTGCACTACCATCTGAATTGATTGCCCATCCGGCAGAACCACTAGAAAAGTTATAAGATTTTATAAATCCACTTGTATTAGATACACCACCAACAGTTATCTCTCCACCGGTAATAGTTCCTGATGTTATTTTATCTGCTGATAGGTCATTTATCTTTGCAGTAGTTATTGTTGCATCTGCAATAAGAGCGTTTGTTATTTGAGCTTCCCCAATTTTAGCTGTAGTGATAGTTGCATCAGCAATATTAGCTTCTGCTATTAAGTTAGCTGTAGCAGATTGTCCATCAGAAGCATCTGAGGAGTTTCCAGATTTATCTACAGCAATTATTCTGAAGTAGTAGTCTTCAGAGTCTTCTAATTCAATTGTTGCAATTACAGGTATCTGTTGTAATAAGTTTCCAGAAGTGACTCTTACTTCACCAATCTTTGTACTTGCAGAAGTAGTAAATGTTGCACTGTTCCCAGACTGTGTCACTGCGTGTACATCTAAGTGGTCAACATCACCTTCAAGTGTGAAGTTTCCATAAGGGTTACCATTTCCATCAGTACCATCTTTTCCTAAGTAATGTGTGATTTGAACTCTTAATGGTCCTGCTGCAATTGTTGCAGTTTTTGGCTTTGATGGTGCTTGACCATCTTTTTCTATCTCAACCCTTGCATTTGTAGCAAAACTTGGATTAATACTTGAGGAGTTTGTATATAAATCTGAACCAGTTCCATCGTATGCTGACATCTTTTTAAAACCAGATTTATCAACTACAGCAACTCCTACATCATAAGTTTCCCCTACTGTTAAGTCTTGTATTAATAAGCTTTCAGAACTAACTCCTGTAAAGGGAAAGTTTTGATAGGAGTAATCAGATTCTGTAATTCTTTTATATCTGATTTTATAATGACTACCATCCGTAATTTGAGAACCATCAATATTAGTTGGTCTCGAGACAGTCACCCTTATAAAACCACTTGAGTCTCCAGTTGCGTTTAAATATGTACCAGATTGCAATGTTGGAGTACTAGGTAAGTTTGGTATAGAAAAAGCACCTGCTGTACTTTTAGATAATGAAAATTCGGAAAATCTTAAATCATCACCTATAGTTCTAATTAAATCACCAAGCTCTACTTGAGCTGCACCGTTTTCATAATTGACATATTCAGTTATGTCTGTATAGTTTCCATCTTTATCACGGTAATAACAACCCATTCCTGTCGTTACAGGGAAAGTAATACCTAATACTCTTATTTTTACAGGTGTTATTGTTTGACCTCTAAATGTTATTTCGTATAAATCTCTACTTTCTGCAGTAGCGTCAGTAGCTGTATCTTTAAATCCAACATCCGGGTCAAAAGCATATATGTAGTCACCGACTTTCATATCTCCAGAAACTTCATATTGTTCTAAATCTAGATTAAGTACTTTCTTTATTCTGGAAAGTTCATTAAGCATTGTTGTAGCTTTTGTATTTAAGTTAGCTTCTGGAACATCTGGCTCTTGTACTAATGCAACTCTTTTAAGTTCATTTCCGTGTAAATCTTTATATGGATTAGAACCTAAGTTTGCCTCTCCAGCAACATCAGTAGCTGTATCAAAGAAACCTACTTCACCAGTAAAATCAACTCTTGATACCCAATCAGAAGCATCAAATTCTGTTCTCAAACCTTGTGGTACGACACCTTCAAATTCTGGGTCTTGTCCATAAGCAGTTTTGACAATAATACTATTTGGCTCTGATGTTCCCACTCCTTCAAACAAGTTAGCTTGTGGTCCAGCATCTATAGTTGCGTTTGAATTGACTCTGTACTCAACATTTAATATTTCGCAAACAAATTTAAGTGCAGATAAAGCTGTTTCAACAAAGTGACTACCTGTGTATGTTGAAGCAGGATTAGATATCGTTCCTTGAGTTATAGCTTGTGTATTACCAGCTTCATCAAGCATAATTCCTAATGGCTTGTTAGTTTGTGCAGTAGAGTTAAATAATGTTTCTGAAAGAGTAGTTGCTGTATAGTTTCTTACTTTACCTACATTATTAGACTCAGCAATTACCATACCTTTTGCGTTGCCATCACCCATATATAATTCAAGGCCTTGTCCGTTTATTTGTACAGAGCCTTCTTCTAAAGTTCTATTTAAAACAATACCTGTGTATCTTGATGAATTTAATATTTCACTATCTGAAAGCGTGTCTATATCAATTTCTTGTGGGGTAATAACAATATGTCCCCATTCTTTGATTGCTTCAATTATTGCTGTAGGAGTAAATTCTTGGGAAAATGTGACCGTAAAGTTCCCCGGCCCCATCAGCCTTTCGGTTATCGCCATTATGCCCTCACTAGTCTCACATTCTCATAAACACTTTCAAGGTATTGGTCTCTTACAGCGTCTGCAGTATCGTGTGCTAAAGGTGATGTTCCATAAACATAACCTACAAAAGTTTTAAATTGTGCAGTTGATAAATGTATAAGTTTATTAGTTGTATCTGCTGTATACCCTTGAGGGCTACCAACAATAAGTTTTTGTCCCGATGAGTCTGCAGAACTCTCAACCATATAACCTGTGCTGTCACTAAATGTTCCACCATTTTCAGTGACTTGTAAATTTATTCTTGAAGCAGCAGCTCTACTAGCAGTAGGTCCTTGATTAGCAACAAATGATATGTGATGAGCACCCCTTTTTATGGTGGCATCGACTGTGAGTCGCCCATCACCATTATCATCTGAAGAATACGAAGTAAATCTTACAACGCATTCTTGTGGTTCATTTCTTATAATTTGAGCTGTTGTCCATAGATTCCAGTCAGTAGTAGAAGAACCAGAATTAAATGATATCTCTCTTGAACTTGTCCAAGAACCGTTATCATAAAATTCCAAAGTAAATCTTGATTCATTAGTAGTAGAACCAGAAGTTAATCTAATAATTCCATTAGTTAATAAAACACCTGTTGGATGATTTGGTGCTAGATAGCCAGTTCTTAAAGTATTGTTTACATAAACCTTACAAGCACCTTTATAAAAATTATCAGGTTCAACTAACCATTGAGCTGCTTTATCTCTTATGTCGCTTCCGTAAAATAGTGTCACATTGCCTTCTTCTGTTGCTCTCTGAACACCAGTCGGTGCATTTTCGTGATTATAACTATATGCGTTTACAGGCAAAGCGTGAAATGGTCCATAAGTAGTATCACTAGTTGTGAGACTGTGAGAATTAGTTAGTAAAGCACCCGACATATTACTTTCAAATAACATCTCGGATGTTCTACCTTGTACAAGTATTGTTATTGAATAATCTAAAACACCAGTAGCTAATTTTGCGTGGTTAATACTTGCATTTTGTAACTTACAAAAACCTTCAAATGTTGTGTCTCCTGTATAAGTAAGTGGTAATAGCAAATTTGAATTTGCCATAGATATTAATTCATCTCTTAATAATTTAGCTTCAGTGACAGAACTAGCTACAAACCTTCCAGACATAGTAGATGTTCTATCCATTGAGTTTCTTTGATTAGTTGGAACTGCTGCAATGCTAAAAGTAGCAGGAGAAGTAAAACTCATTCTTCCTATTGTTATTGTGTTAGCCATTAGCACATATCCTTTGCTCTACATATTTCACAGTATCTATAAGTACTGTGATAAAAATAATTACCACATTTAGAATCTGATTCACAAGGTTTGAGTATTTCATCTTGTTTATTACTAAGAAGCATTATTCTTCCTCTTCCCATTCTACCCATTCATTATCGTGGGTAGCTTTGTGCATATGGAAGTTAGCGTGAGAGTATCCTATATTTTGCACGCGTCACCACAGTCATCATCGAATTCGTGTGAAGTATCTACAAATACTGGATTATCTTCAAACATATCATCCGGTAATTGAAAATCTTCTTTTACTTTACCTAACACTTCCACTCCTTCCGTCTCTAGATAGTTTGTTAAGTTCTCTTTGAATATTTTGTGCAATTCTTCTTGAAGCTATAGGGTCAGTAGGTAATCCTGTAACATTTACATTTACAACATTGTTCTGTGACATACCACCACTTTGGCCTGTTCTGTTAATGAAACCACCACCAGATGGGTTCATCTTAAGTATTTCGGGTCCAAGCTCACCAACCATATATGTTCCGTATGGCTTAACAGCACCACCAATATGTTTGTTTCCAAATTCATATTGTTTAAATAAACTGTATTGTTTTCTTCTTTCATCCATTCTTGAGTTGGAGTATGATATTCCAGAAAGTTGATTTGCTAGTGCTGGGTCAATAGCATCTAATCTATCATTAATTTTTGGCACTGCTTCAACTTTTGCGTGATTAAACAATGTCATAATGCCATCTAAAACACTCAGTGGCATACCTAATGCTTCTGCCATTGCCATTGCATCTTCTACAACAACACTTCTTAAATCTCTAAAACTTAAAAGTAAATTACTATTTGCTTTAATCAAATCCATTTGTGCATCGTGTATATCTATATGAGCTTCTTTAATTTCTCTAGGTAGTTCTAATAATCTTTCTTGTATTTCTATTTGACGCTTCTGGATAACTTCAATTTCTTTTTGTTTTCTAATCTGAGCATCGGCTGCAATTTCTGCAGCGTCAGCACGCATTTTTTCAATCTCAGCAATTTCTCTCTCTCTTCGAGCTTCTGCTTTTTGAAATACTGCAGCAGCTTTTTCTCTAGCTATATCAGCATCTTGTTGGGTTACAGCTTTGCCCTCAATAGCAGCTATGTTTTCATCTATAGCTTGTAGTTCTAAATCTCCAAACTCTAAAGAACCCTGCTGTACTGCTAGCTCAACTCTTCTTCTATCTTTACGAAGTTTTTCTCTTTGTAATTGGTCATTAGCTGATAAAGATAAACCATCTCTAAGTCTTTGTTCAATTTCTAAAGCTTCATTAATTAAATCTTGTTGTTTTTGTTGCTCTTGTAAAGTCATTAATGATTTAGTCTTATGCTCATTTTCTAGAACTAAAGCCTCATTTAATAATTCCTGTTGCTTAAGTTTCTCTTCTTGAGTCATAGCATCAGCAGCTTGTATTTTTGCTAACTCATTTGCCAAATCTACATCTTCTTGATGTAAGTCCTTAGATTCTTGATGTAATTCATTGTGTTCTTTATGTGCATCAGCTACATCAAACTCTGCCATCTCAACATCGAATACTAAGTCTTGTGGTCTAGTTATATCTTCAACTAATTGTAAAAAGTTATTTACATCTCTTTCTAACTGTGTAAAGGCATCAGTTATTGGGTCTGATATATCTATTAGCCCCATCTCTACTAATAGGTCTCTTAGTTCTGTGCTTGAACCTACTAATCTTTTTGCCATCGCAACTCTTCCGGCTTCGGTTTCCAGCGCCTTCTGCATCCAAGGTGTTTGAAACGCCTGTAAACCAACTGCATCTTTAATGAGTCGAACCATTTTTTCTTGATTAGTTTCAAGATTTCCACTAGCCTCTGCTATTTGCATATATAAAGCAAGCTGTGCTTTTAATTCATCTACAGTATCTGAGTTAGCGTTAGCACCTTTTCTCAATTCTTCTTGTAGTAGTTTTGAAGTCTCATATATTACTCCAAACTTATCAACACCTCCATCTAAATCCATATCTTCTATAGCGCCACTTAATTGAGTCAAAGCGTTCCCATCCATAATATCGCCAACGCTTAGTGCGTTTCTTAATGAGTCGCTTATATTGTCTCCCATAACATTACCGATTTCAACAGCTGCTTGAGCGGTTGCACCTGTAATTGTTCCATCTGCTATAGCTTTACGAACACCTTCTTTGTATCCTTCTGGAACACCCTCAATAAAACCTCTTACAACTTCGTCAGACAAGTTTCCAGCTATACCACCATCCATAGAATCTACTTCTTTTAGTACATCTGCTATTCCTTTGATGCCTTCTTCAAACTGGTCAAAATTTTCTTGTTTTTTTCCTAACTTAAACAATCCAGTAATAGCTGCCACTAAGACACCAACAGCACCGGTGAGAAGTTTGAGAGGCCCCATAAGTTTACCCAATATACCTTTGAAGCCATTAAAGAATTTACCCATAGGAGTAGCAGCACCAATAATCTGTTTAAATATTCCTACTAGATTTCGAAACATCGCAAATATTGTACCGAGTGCACCTGTTGTAAATAGTACTTTCATAGCAGTACCAAGTTCTTTAAAACCTCTTACTAGTCCAACTAGACCTTTTGCTAATGTAATAAAGAAATCCATAAGCTTGCTAACTATTGGCATAAATACCTCACCAATTTCAGATGATGCAACATTTGTTATAGCTTTAAACTGTGCAACTTTTTGTGAAACTGTTTCGAATCTTGTTGCAGCTTCTTCATTCAAAGCGTTTTGTGATACTGCTTCTTCTCTAGCTAAAGCAAGTGCCTCATTTAGGCCTTCTTGGTTGTTAGCTAATGAGAGTACTGCTCTTGCAGTTCTTACTTGGTTTAGACCTAATTTTTGTAATGTTGGTGTCAATGCTTGACCCGAATCATTCATCTTGTCTAATCCAGCTAAGAATGCTTGAGCTGCTCTAGCTATATCTGTTTCGACTAACTCTGCAAATGCACCCATTTCCATTCCTGCAACTTCTGCAAAGTCAAAGATAGCGCCACCACCAGACTTATTAGCATCAGCCATAATTGTAAATAACTTACCTAATGCAGTAGAACCTGCAGATGCTTGCTGACCTGTTTCCCTCATAGCAGCAGAAAATGCAAGAATATCTGTAGCTGACAAACCTGCAACAGTACCAATAGCACCAAAGTTTTGAGCTAATAATATAATTTCAGATTCTTGAGCAGCAACATTGTTACCTAATTGAACCAATATAGATGCAAACTTACCTACTGTATCTGTTGACTGATTTGTGACATTAAGAAATCTTGCTAGAGATGTAGCCGCTTGCTCACCTGTCATATTTGTTGCAACGCCTAATTTACCGGTGACTTCAACGAATCGAGATACGTCATCAGCACCAACACCTAACTGACCTGCAACAGAACCCAAAGCTGCTAATTCAGAAGCTCGAACAGGTATTTGTGTTGCTAGTGCTTTTAGGTCGTCGGCAATTTTATCAAAAACTTCCGGACTATCTACATCTGCCATAGTCTTTTTGACCATAGCGAATGCATCTTCAAACTCAACTGCAGCTCTAACACCAGCAGTCAAAGAAATACTAATACCGGCAAGCATACCAATGCCTGCCATATTTATCATTCCAGATATTCCAGAGAAAGCCTTTGATAAAATGGCACCGATTCTCAGCGTACTGGCTTTAGCACCTTCTTCGGCTTTGGACGCATCTACATCTACGTCTATATGTCCTTCACCTATTTTTGACATTTAAACACCTAATTCTTTCATAGCTTCTCCAAGAGATACTTGGACTTTTGGCTTTTCGTTTTGCTTTTCTTCTGCATCTTCCCTTAACTCACGCATTTGCTCAGCTAAATAAGGGGCATAAAAAGAAGATTCTTCGGAGACTAAGCTGAATAAAAGATTTTTAAATAATCTCCAAGTGATGTTCAAAGGGTCAAGTTTGTAAAATCTTAAAAAATCAGATTCTACAGAAGCCCACCTTCCTAGGACATCATCCCAAGTAAGGTTTATTTTGGGTCTTCTTCTTCTCCCCCTTCAGCATCTGATGCTTCTGCGTCGGGGTCTGGTATTACACCGTACTGTACAAGTAAGAATACTAATACTTTCTCCAACTGTATCCAACTTATGCCGTCTTCTAACATTTCGTTGAATTGCGCTTCACCCATTACGGCTCCAAGCCATTCACCAATGTTCTTTTGGTCTATGCCACCTTCGTCATTAGACAGCTTTAACTGTGCTAAAACGACTTTCGCAGGTAGGGATGTTGGAGCTTCGTAGTTCCGTCCCCCTACCTTGAAAGTAATCTTTTGTTCGGCATCCTCTGCCAATGCTTCGTCAAAGTCTTTAAACTCTGCCACGATATCCTCCTACTTAATTTTTTATACTGTATCTATAACTTTAAAGATATTTGCAAATGGAGCATCGCTATTTGGTTTCAACACTTTGTACTCAATTGTGATTGTCACTTTTTGAGGTGCTTTTGCGTGAACCATAGAGAATGCACCAATATTGACTGCACGAGGAACGTGGATGTCTCTCAACTTCGTTGTTCCTGCTTCATCAGTTCCCGGAGCGTTAACTCTTAACAACAATGATTTCTCTTCGAAACTATCTGTTGTTGGAGGAACTAATTCTGTATAGCCAGCTGAAGGTGTGTCTGCGGTTGTTGTACCACCAGCCATAGCAAACTTCAAGTTTCTTAACGACGCTTGAGCTAGCTCACCTGTTATTCTGACTTCTTGTGCAGTTTTAATTGTTTTAATTGGGTCAATCTCTTCTGCTACCATTACATCTTCAAAAGTTTTGTCATACTCAAGGGAAAATCCTCCTTCGGAATAACCAATGTTATCCCAGTAAGACGAACTTGGTGTGTCTGCAGGAGTGGATGGGAATGTAGCGCTTGGGCTACTTCCATTTAAATCACTCTCGCTAGCCACAAACAAGTTTCCTGTTCCCAAGACTACTTCTGTAATGCTTTGTGCCATACTGTTTTACCTACCTATGCTTAACTTATGAAAAGTTTGTCACTCTTCTTCTACTACTTCGTCAGCACCGAACCACTCATCATCTTTGTTTATTGCTTCAGAAGAAACAATAGACTTCACTTCACCCATTCCATCACCTTCGGCAATGAACGTTGGAAGTAAAGAATCGCCTTGTTTGGTCTGTGCTTCTGCAAGCCTTTTCCAATCAGACTCTTTAACTTCTACCCATTGTTTACCGATAATGACATCGAGTTTTTCATCTCTAATAGCGTCAAAATCCCTAATAAATGGGTTTAATTTTATATTCTTCACGTTGCCGCTCCATATACCATTACTACTTCTATATTATAGCGTGCCAAACCGAGGTCGGGCTCTTCAACTCTTGCAGGCCCACTTTGATTATAGAAACCGTGTATTACTCCAATTTCTCCACCACTTGAAGTTAATTTTGTTGGTGTGTAATCAAATGTTTGTTCTATTGTCGTGTTTGCTAAACCGAAAGCACCAGCAAAATCTGGCTGGCCCTTTGTTCCTGAAGAAGCATACTTACCTGCATATGCATCTATAAACATAGTTGCTTCGTATATTAAAGACTCTCCACCAATAGGTGCACCACCTAGCATTGTGTAAACTAAAAAAGGCATATCTCCACTAGTTGGAAGTCTTGTTGCTACTCTTGTATTTACTAAGTTAGTTATAGGTGCTTGAGATAAAGCCCAAGTTCTAAATAAAATTTCTGCGTCTGGTAATTGTTGTGCCATTACTTAACTTTCCCTGTCATATCCTTAATTACTTTTTCTATATTGTGTTGTCTTACTGTACCTAATCCAGACATTTTCATTCTTGCTGCCGCTTTAGCAAAACCTCTTCTTAACATAGCACCTCTACCATTGGTCACTGCTCTTCTATTTTCACTAGCACTTCTAAGATATTGAACTGACTTTGGTGTCACTGGAAAGTATCTAGCTTTTATAGCACCGACACCTACATCAAAACCTGCACCGCTACCGAACTCTATTTTCATTCCATAATCAGTTCCCTCACCGATGCTTACTCTTCCTCTTCTTATAAAACCACCTTTTACTTTTGTGTCTTTAAAAGACGGATAAAGAGTGCTTCTGAGTTTTCCTGTTTTTACAGGAGTAAACATATAAGCTTGTCTTGCTACATCTTCGGTAAAAAGCTCTAATATTTTATGAACTGAAGAATGGTCATAAAGACTAGCTACATTTGTTTTTCCATAAACTCTTACTGCAGGTTTTGAGGCCAAACCAGTTGACCTAAAAGCTTTCTTTGTCATACTGTCAAATCCTTTTTGTAAGTTAGCACCAATACCAGACCTAGCTGCACGAGATAAAGGGTTAGTTCCGGGTACTGTCATCATAGCTTTACCAGTCATTCTTCCACCAACACGACGAAATGCACGCTCTCCAGCAGTTTCTAAGTCTGACATTTGAAAACCATCAGCTAGTTTTTGAGCTGTACCCATAAGTGAATTAGCATCACCCATAATACGAGCAGACTTAAGAAAGAAATGCCTTATGTTGTTTGCTGTTTTAAAATTAGGCATTCCCGGTATTGAAGATAAGTCGCCAATAAATAATGAATATTCATAGAAAAAAGTTCTTAAATCTTTTACACTTTTAATTTTTTGAAAATTATAACGACCTTTACCTGCAAAACCATCCGTTACTTGCTTAAAGCTTCTAAGCGATAAGTTCTTCATTCTTAGCTGTCCTTGAGCCATTAGTACCCCGAGTCCATTATTAATTCTTTATAAAATGTATTACCAAATCTATCTTTGATATTTTTAATATTTTTTATGTTGTAGTAAACGCCATCATACGAAACTCTGTTATCCATAGAAACAGTTGTGTCTGCAGGTATATAAATTCTAAATTCTACATTTTGTTCAGTTCTACCATCTGCATCTACTTCACTTACACCGCCCGAATCCATAATACGAGCTTGTACATTTGTTGATGCATCTGACCAAGTTGATGTGGATAATCCTCTGTCATCTACAGAAGAACCACTTAATGATTGTATTGTCACGCTTTCGTTCAATAACGATGTTGGTAATGTTGGCATATTATTATTATACCAATAAAAAAACCCCTCACTTTGGAGGGGTTTTATTGATTTGGGTTTTTACTTAATTAGTAATTCTTGGTAAAAATCCTTCGTCTTCGAAATACAAGTATGTTGGTTCTTTAGCTAAATCGTAAGCTTCGCCTTCTGATACCTCACCTTGATTCAAGAGTCTCTGATATTGTTTTTGAAACTCTTTGCAGTATGTTTGCAATCCTGTTGAATGCTTTGAACTTAGTCCAAAATATTTTGCAGGAAGTGGTCCTAAATCTGAAACAGCAGGGCATACTTTTTCCTCTACTGTAGGAGCAGGAACATTTCTAGCTTCATAATACTTTTTAGCATTAGCTTTTACTGCTTCTTTACTTCTACTTGAATAACCATCTAAAGTATTACTGTCTTTATAAAATTCTGAGACAGGCAATCTTTTACCGGTTTGAGAACATACTTTATGAGTTGGGTTTAATTTGTTATGTCTTGCTTCTTCTAAAGCATTCATAACAGCATCTTTTAACTCCGGATATTCTGCCATCCAATTAAAAAAAGTAGTTTTGCCGAATTTTCTTCCAGCAAATGTACGAGTTGTATTAAGAGTACCTCTACCCTCTGCAATAAAATCTATTACAGGTTGAGCTACTTCTAGTGAATATTCCACTTTACGACTAGTAGGAATTCCTAATCTAATCTTCATAATCCTTACTTGTTCGTGTGAAACACCCCAATCTTCAGCCCATTCACGCAATGGTTTATTAGGAAACCTCTTAAATAAGAACTCTGCTTGTTCTATTGTGGGTTTTGTGTCCATAACCTTGTTGTCTATATTGATATTCAATATATCCTCCTTTATCATCATTACACCAATAATGCCATAATTTTTAAAAAATGTCAAGTTTTTTTCGTTTTTTTTTACATTTAGTCAAAATCTGCTATACTTATAGTGTGTAGCAAAGGAGGCCTTTATGGCTGAATTAGAGATGATTGCTCAAGATGATAAGCAAAAAATCTTTAAAATAGGAGATAGGACAGTCTACTTAAGTTGGAACAAATGGGCCAACTGCTGGGAAGCGGAAATATTTCGTTTGATACAAGACCAATACGGTCGTTTTGTCAACGAATATGTAACTGCTGTTACTGGAAACTCTGAAAAAGAAACAATACAACAAGCGATTCAAATAAATATCTAAATATACTTGACATCCTAGTCAATGTATGGCATTATTAATTCTAGAAAGGATAATAATGATAGCAAGCTGTATGCTTTTTTTGGCAACTTTTGGTACTCCAGATGCGCCAAATATGTCAGAAAATCAACAAATCAACTCTTATATAGAGTGTAAGGATAATGTACCTAAATCAATGTTGCAATATTCTTCTCTATATGTAGAGTTTTTTAACTATGAAAACATAGACACAGCAGTCAGAATAGGTTGGTGTGAATCTAGAGGTAAATCTAATGCTCATAGAGAAGATAACGGAGACACCGGCGTTATGCAATTCGTGTCTTGGACTTGGGATTGGGTAGCTGAAAAATACAATCAACCTATGTGGAATGAATGGGTAGTTATGCGTTATGGAAGACCATATAACGGACCAACATCTAAAACAGATATAGGTTTTGAATTTTCAAAAGTTCAATACACCCCATATTACAATATATTATTTGCATCTATTCTTGCAGAGGAAATTTACGGTAGAACTCAATGGAAAGATTGGAGTAGTAGCGAATGGTGTTGGGAAGATGAAGAGAAATGGAGAATAAAATGGCTCAACGAATAGAAGTTATGATAATGGAGTTAGCTAGAAGTACTAGCAATGTTATTGGTAAAATAGCAGATTGGTTTTGTATTCGCCTAGATTATTATGTAGAAATGAAAGAGTGGGAAATAGAAAAAAGAAATCATTCTTTTCCTGCTGAGTGGTTTATGTCTGATAAGCAGATTAAAGAATTAGAGAAGAGGGAAGAATGATAAGTTTACTATTAACAATAACAATATTAGGTGGGGGAGCGAACTTAAATGCTATGCCTTCTATGTATTGGGACAACTATACAGAAATATATTGTGAAGATTTAGACCCAACAACACCACCTGCTGATTGTCAACATAGAACTGATTATTCAAATGCTATATTTTGGTATAACGGAGAAATTGTAGATGAACACGATGATTCTATAATTCCGGAAGATTGTTTAGTTTCTGAGATTGAATCCGGTAGCTGTGGCTACGGTATAGCAGGATATTTTAATCCTTAAAATTTAACTTTACGTTTGGATGCGGCCTTAGCTTTTTCTTTCATTGATGAAGAAAGTTTGCTAGGGTCAGTATTCCAATCAATGCCAACAGTTCCATAGAGATTAACCCTAGTGCTAATCTGTCTATTAGATATTGCTTTACATTTTTCACATTTTACCTTTGGTTCATCGTGTATTGAATGTGTAACTTCAAACATATGTTCACATTTAGAACACTTGTAGTCATATCTAGCCATTTTTACTTATTTTTTATCTTTGTAGGGAACTTTTTACAAACTTTAAGATATTCGTTCAATATTACATCCATATCATCAACAAGATTTACTTTTTGTAATCTTAAAGAATTCATTTGGTCTAGAACTGCTTCTTTAAACTTTGCATCATCGATTCCACGAAGATATGCTGTTCTTTGCGATTTATTTGCTTCTATATCCATATGATATAGTCTAGTCGAGTATTGTTGCCGATGTGAAGTATTGTCTTTTATACTTACTTAAAACTGCTTTATCTTCTTTAGTTAATATATCTTGACCCATTAAATCTGCTACAGACTCATAAGTTGCTGAATAATCACCAATTCTTTCGTTTCTCACAAGCTGAAATTGTGAATCAGTTGAACTATCTGCACTGTGTGTTCCTACTGAACCTGTTGATTGTTGTGAACCTAAAGCAGCTGATGCAACAAATAATCTTCCAGAAGCCCTAGCACTAATAAACTTTATATCTTTTGGTATATCTTCAGCTGTTGCTTCAGAATCGGAATAACCAGCTGTGTAAGTTAAAACTACATTTTGTAATCTAATATCACTAAATCTTTTATAGTTTGTTCTTTTTATCTTGCCAAGTGCTTTATACACAACAAAATGTTCTTGATTTCCTTCTGTAAGTGTGACTTCGTCTTCCACTAAAGAAGTAACAGAAACTATGGGTGCCACTGAAGAATAAAGTTCATCTTCATTATTACCGTCAAAAGTATCAACGATAGAAGATGAGTATTCTAATTCATATCCAACATAATTTTTAATAGCCGCATCTGCTGCCGGTATAAAAATGTTTGTAATAGAAGTTTCATCTGTTGTAGAAACATCTATACCAATGGCAGACTGTACGTCAGAAACTGCTGAAAGTGCCACTGGCTACTCCTTACTTGTCTTCTACGTCGTCTTTTTTGACAGCTTTAGTCTCTGGAGATTTTTTTGCTGCAGCTTTTTTCTTAGGAGCAGCTTTCTTTTCACCCCAACCGTGAGATTCTAAATATTCTACTTTATATTCGTGTCCTGCTTTAGCTATTTTTGAAGGATTACCTTTAGGAACATCATTGATGTTTCCCTCAAATAAAGAACCGTCTTGCATTTTCCAAATATCTTTTTTTACTTTTATATATTCCATAATTTCCTTTATTTTAAATGAAGGGGCAGTTGCCCACCCCTTCAAAAATTAGATTAATCCTTAGAAGGATGTAATCTTTGAGAATGCTTCTTGTCTATAAACAACAAGACCAACTCTCATAGTTGCTCTAATAGCTAATTTTCCTTTAAGGAAAAAGTCACTATGAGAATCAGATACTGCAAGGTCGAGACCTTGTCGCATCACAACGTGAGCAGCTTCACCGCCACCAAATCTACCGATAAGAACTGTGTTCTCTGCGATAGCTGTGGTTGGCACAACTGGAAGACCCCAAATTCTAGGTGTTGGAGAATCTCCAAAACCACCAGAAACGACATATAGAGGGTTCTTAGCAGCATAACCTGCTGAAGATGTACCCGCAAAGTCTGTGACTGAAGTCACAATTGAGTTCCAATCGTTAGGGTGCATTACAATATTATCTGGTTCTACGAAAGCACCAGTTCTAATATTTGTAATTGCTTGATACATAGCACCGAATTGCTTCAGTTCACCAGAGTAAGAGCTATAGTCGATTGAATCGACATTAGTTTTACCAGCATCAAGGAGACCCTCGATGTTTGGTGCTGTACCGTCACCGGAAAGAAGTTGAGAATCTAATCTCAATTTCATCATTGTTCCGAGTCTTGAGTTTACATAACCTTGAATTCCAGCAACATCTGCAAGAAGTTCTTCTGTCACAGGCAAGAAAACACCAACTTTTCTAATTGGTGCAGTTTGTTCTGTGAAATCTAATGTTGCTTCAGCTGTTGTAGCTTCTTCAGCTTGTTCAGCAGCAGCATTAGTGAAGGTAGTTTCTTCCATATATGCGAAGGAATTTTGGGTTGTTTCGATTTGGTCGAATAGACCAATAACAGCATCTGGGTCTCTAAGAGCTTTCTCTAAGATTCCCGGTTGCCTTAAAACTTCCGGAGCGTAAGCTTGAGTTAAACCAGCACCCAAAGTAGCTTTGTATCCCATAGGGGAAAAATCTACTGTTGAGTCCATTCCTTTAACACCGTCTGCTTGATATCCTTTGTATGCTTCTGACTTAATGAAAGCTTCACCAATGGTTTCAACGCCTTTTGGAGCTTCTGGAGCATATGCTTCAGTTTCCATAGCTTTTTCATTCTTGGCTTTGCTTTTTTCTAAGTTAGCAGCATCAACTAATCCAGCAAGTTCTGTGTTAAGACCGTTTATAGCATTTTTTTGCTCGGCATCATATTTTCCGTCCTCTAAAGCAGGATTATCAAATACGTCTTTTAACTCAGCACGCTTTTTGGAAATTTGTTCTTTATAATTTGACATTATATTTGTCTCCAAAATTGTTAGCTTATACTTCTTCGTCGTCTAATTCAAGTAAAGTGGCCTCTGTGAGCGTATTTTGAGCTTCTGTAAAAAGAGCTTCAAATTCTTCGTCAATCTCTTCGAGTTCAACGACTTCATCTTCAGCTTCTTCCTCTTCTTCTACAATTTCTTCTGAAACTTCGACTTCTACTTCTTCAGAAACTTCTTCGGATACTTCCTCAGTAACTTCTTCAGATACAGCCTCTTCTGTAACTTCCTCAGTTGCAACTTCTTCAATAGCAGTTTCAACTTCAGCGTCAGCTTCGGCTTCTGGGATTTCTATGTTTTCATCGATAATTGTATCAATCTCGTTCCACGCATCATTTAGGTCATCTTGTACTGCCCTTAAAGCAGAACTAGCTTTCACCGATAATGTCCTTCCATCTTTTTCGCGCAAAATGGCTATTGCCTTTGCTCGTACTATGAGGCTCTCTAAAGCAGCAAGCACTTCCTTCACCTCGGCTGAAAAAGTTACTCCTTGCAAGCTGGAATTTTCCTCTTCAGAAATCTTTTCTTGTGGCTCCTCAGAATTTTCTTTCTTACAGTCACAACTGCAAGAAGACTCTTCTTCTGGTTCTCCACCTAAATCTTTTTCGTCGTTAATCATATTTTCATAAGCTGTGTGTGTAGAACAAGGCATATAAACCTCTTTACCATCTACATCGTGTTGATGAGTTCCGGAACATCCTAGTTCCTCTGCTCTTTTTTTAGCATCTTCTTCGTTATCGAAGATATCCTCATCATTTGCAGCTTTTTCCTCGCTAGATTCATAAACTGCATCTTCGCCAGACTTAATTGCTAATGTGTAGGTTTCTCTGTTTGCACCAACTAAAACTGGTGAAACTTCAAATACTTCTAAATCTTTTAGATAGCGAACATCAACTTCTTCATCTATACCATCTTTTTTAAATGGTGCTACTTCATAATCGTTGATTCTAAATCCAAATGACCATTCTTGTAAGTCGCCCATCTCTTTTGCAAGATTGTATGCTTCCTTACCGGCTTCTGTACCCATAAAGAATGTGCCTTTGAATGTAGCTTTGTTGTCATCTGTTTCTATTGTCCCTTTACCAATTGGTTGGTCCCACTTGTGAGCGAATACCATAGGAACTTGATTATCTTTAAAACCGGATTTGATTGCTCCGGGAATGACTACATCGCCATCTGTGTCTAATTTGTTGTAAACAGAGAAAACTGCCTCAACTTTTCCTTTTTCTTCATCTATTGTTTTAAACTCAATAGACTTGTTAAATTTATCTTTCATTTACCTACTCATATACCTTTCGATACTATAACTTATTTTAACTTGTTAAATCGTCAGTGTGAGACAACATTTCGTGAGCTTTCTTTTTACGAGCATCTTCTTTTTTCTTTTGCTCATTAACTATCTTTTTCATAGTACTCACTCCAGATTTCGTCACACCTCCCCATTTCATTACAGCAATAATTCCGTTCAGTCTGGTATTTCCTTGGTGTCGGGCCATAAAACTTTCTCGTCTTTTAACCCAAGATAAAACTGATGAACTTCTGTCTCCAGCTTTATACTTACTCCAATTTCTGTAGGCATCGTTTCCAGTAAACGAAGTAGGTGGATTACCTCCGGTACCTGCTCTTCTCCATATAGCTGGATAATTTTCTTTCAAATTATCAACATATCTTTTATCTGGAAACTGTTTGAATTTAGAATTACTTAAGCTAATTTTCTGATTATCACCGGATGAAGGGAAATTGGTTGGTTTATCTTTTTTAGCTTTAGATTCTTTACGAAAATCTTTAATTTTTTTTAATTTAGAAATTGGTTGAGTAACGCTTCTATCAGTTTTTTGATGTGAACCATCATCCATAATTGCCCATACCATCATAGTTGCTTCTTTCTTCTCACTATTGACAGAAGTAACTACACCGTGAACTGTTGAAGGTGGGTCGGGGTCTTTATTTATTGACCAAGAAACTGTATCTCCAGCTTTAACTGATGCAGCTTTTTTATCTTGTTTCTTTTTTTGAGGATGTCCTGCTGGTAATAAATCGGTATCAAAAGGTTTTCTTGGGAAAGAACCTTTAAGTCCTTTTAACCAAGCGTTGACACGGGCTATTCCCCACTGTGTTGCCGAAGAAACATTACCTCGCACTGAAGCTGGGTTCGTTCTATAGGCACCAACACCTCGTCTGAATATAATTGCCAACTTTCCATAAGTAACTTTATATTTTGAACTTCCTGCATTGTGGTCTTTTACTTTCTTTTGTAATACTTTTTTTACTTTAGCAGAGACAGCAGCAGCTTTTTCTTCTTCTGATAAAACTATATTGTCTTGTTCTGATGCTTTAAATTCCATTGTTGTGTCAATTATAACAGATTTTCTCTTTCCTATTCTTCTCTTGCTTCTACGAACCTCCGGTTGGAATCGAGATGTATTTAAAGTTGCCTTTTCATCATCTTCTTCCGGCTCATCTTCATCAGATGGTGGTTGTGCCGAAGGGGCAGGCTCTCCTTCAATAGGAGTCACAATTCCTGTCTCTCCTTCCGGCACAGCTACCATATTTAAAGGTCTTAAATAGATATCGTGAGAATCATCAACCTCTAAACCTAATGCTTGTCTAGCTTCGCTTATTGTGACGAAGCCCCCTTGCACCGCGGAGTTCATTGTTAGGACTTGTTCTTTCTTGTCTTCTGATAATGCTCTAACTTGGTCTAAGTCATAAGCACAGAAGTATTCGTAGTTACTATCTACAAAATCTTGATGTAATAATTGATGTGTAAGTTCATCTGCTACAGAAGACCACATTGGAATCATTTTTTGTTCAGTAAAAAACTCTCTTAGTTCACGAGTATTGTTGTATGTTGCTGCGTCCAATCCAGCGCCGAGGCCGGCGAGAATTGCGGGCACACCTAAAACAGAAGAAACTCTTTCTTCCGGTAATCTTCTTAAAGCAGTTAAGTTTAATTGTTCCGGGGTAAATGAAACTACATCTACATCCATAGCACCTGTCATAATCATTGGCGCACCTCTGTTAGCACCGGAAAATTTAGATTTAAAAGATTGTGCTATTCCTTCTGCTTCTTCTCTTGTAGGCCCGCCCATAGAGTCATCTTTTGGACTTAAGATAACTCCCGGGACAGCCATATTGTGTAGCAAAGCAACAGCGAATTGTCCTGCTGCCTCGTCTCCTGCCAACTCTCTCATAACTGAGCGAAGTGGCGAGAAACCTCTTCTGTGGTCATCGGGGTCCATTCCTTGTCTAATGTGAACTACATTTTCTCTAGGTATTTCAATATATTCTTGATGCAACCCGTTGCCTTTTTGTACTGCGTGATATTCATAATGAGTAATTAATTCACGAGTGTTTCCTCTAACCTTTACATAACTAGGCATTAAAGGAACTAACTGAACGACTTTACCTTGACCATCTTTAACTTTCATTAAGAAAGCATCTCCGTGAGCAGATAAAGAAGTAACTATGTAGTGTGAAAGAATAGAACCGGATATAAATTCATTTGGTCTTTGAAGTAATTGTTCTAATGGATGAGCTTTTTGTTCTAACTTACCTTGGTCATTTTTTATATAAACTTTTAATTGAGGTTCTGCGAATGATGTTGCTAAAACATTAAGACAAGCGACTACAGCTGAATTACCTAATCCATCTCCTAAGTCATCAATTAATTTTTGTGGAAAATAACCGGATTGTGTATTGTATCCCCAAACAGAGCCTTGTACTTGTTCGTGTTTATCTAGAGGCCCTCTTTTAACTTCTAATCTTTGTGGTGGTCTCTGTAAGTAATCTACTGTTTTTCTATAAAAACTTTTCTCTTCAGCCATTTAAAATGCTTCCCATTTTCTTTTCGTTCCGCTACTAAGACAAGCATAGGCAAGAGTATCCACGATATCATCGTGAGTACCTACAGGGAAAGTTAAGAGCTCTCTCTCAACTTCACCTACCCATTCCTCATTTTGAGGAAAATATACAAGTCCTCTTTCCATCTTAGCAGACAAAGGAAGTGCTCGTGAACGCTTGTCTTTGTCAGCCCTTAATTCTTTGATTCTGAGACCTTCTCTTCTAGCAAACTGAACTATAGCTAATTGGTATCCTGTTTTTTCAATTCCAACCCATTCAAGATTATGAATACCTATTGCTCTTTTTATTTGAGGTACAATGTCGGGTGCTTCAAGTCTGTCTCTAATCATATCAATCATAAACAATCTGTCTGATTGCATATGGTAACCAAATACTGATATGACTGTGTAGTCAGCTGATTCTTTTGTTGATGCTGCTAAGTCTACTGTAGCAAACTTTACTAAATCATTATTTATGTCAAATTTTTCACCTTCACACCAAAGTGTTCCTACACCAAGTTTGTAATAGTTAAACCAATGACTTCTAAACATCTGAGCACCTTCAGATATAAACTCTGCAAGATACTCTTGAGCGAATACTAATTCACCTAAGTCTTCTCTAGCTGATTCAACTTCAGCAGGGTCAATAATAGGATTAGCTACTGTAGGAAATTGAAATCTAGCCCAATCATCAGCTTTATCTGCTTTCTCCCATAAATGAAAAAACCAATTGTCCATTCCTATAGGGGTGCTTATGAATAATGCAGAACCTTTGTTTTCTGTAAGTGTAGGCCTTAATACTTCTGTCCAAGTTTCTTCTCTAACGAATGCGGCCTCATCCATAACTAGATAGTTCAAACCTTCACCTCTAAGACGCTGAGGGTTATCGGCAGATTTAACTGCTATAGAACCGCCGCCGGGAAATTTAACTTCCATATCACCAATGCGTACATCTACGCCTGCTTCTTTTGGAAACTCATTTGCTGCAGCTACCACATCTCTCCAACCAACTCTAGCAATAGCGAAAGTAGGTGCTACCCACCAAACACGGCCACCTTTGAGTGCTTCTTCTAAACAAAGTTGTACTCCAAGTCGTGATTTACCGAAACGACGGCCTGCACAAAGTATTTTCCAACGTGCGGGGTCATCTCTTACCGTTTGCTGAGCTTCGTGAAGGTCTGGAAATTCTAAGTCAAAAACTTGTTCTTGTTCTGAAGCTACTGATTCAAGTATATCTCTAGACATACTTATATTATATAACGAAGAAAACCCCCTATTTCTAGGGGGCTTAGTTATTCTTCTTCAGAGTTAGACCTATTGGCATCAGTGATATGAGCCATTATTTCTAAATCTTTGTCAGACAGTTTACCTTGTAATACTTTTTCCCATATTTCCCTATCTAGAGAGATATAATTACGATAAGTTTTCTTTATCCAATTACGATACATTACTTTAGCTTGTCTTAATTTTGTGTTAACAAAACCTTTATAAGCTTTATCAAGGAAAAACAGTTTAAAGATAAATCTTTTCTTAACAACGGGAGTAGTTTTGTCGTTAATATTCTGTTTTGTCCAAGTTATGTGATGACGTAATTGTCTATTAAAAGCACCTATTGCAAACTTTAAGTTCTCCTTAAGGAGATGATAGAAAAAGTTATTTAGGTAAGACAACCAAGTGTATTGGTCCCAACCAATATGACCATACCAAAAACCCGGTTCACTACCATTGTGGGCGTGTCCGTTGTGTCTTGGTAAGACATTTGTGTTATTTAACCAACTTGAAAATTGATGTGCGTGTTTATGACAGAGACGAAAATACACAGGAGATTCGTCATAGTAATCCATAAAATCACCATAACCACCTTGTGTTATTAAATCTAAGGCACCTTCGTTGTTTGTATCGTGAGATTCCCACTTACATTTACGAACAGCACATTTGTCTGTTTGATAGTTATAGCCATAACTATCTTCAGTATCTATTCTATTGTTATTTTGATTAGGCATTTCTGCACCTTTCAACTAGTTATTCATTCTCACGAATAGATACTCACAGACTACCAACGGTATATGAGTAGGTAGGTATTACTTGTATTCTGCCGGTAGTCTGAAAGTATTTATTCTGTATCGTCTAATGCTTGTCTAGCACCATCGATAAACGTCCAAATATCATCATAGTTTTTATCAACAGGATGATACTCGTCATTGAATTCATCAAGAGTACTTCTTTCGTCAACAGATTCATACTGTTTAAAGACTCTAGACATAATCAATGAATCATTTAATTTATAGTCACGCAACGCAAAGTCTTCTGCAGACCATAAGTTGCCCAAAGGAATTGTTCTTTCACCATCTTTAATGATAAGAATTATTTCGTTCCTTTTTGTTTCAGTGTTATATGAATAAGCTACATCTAACATATCTGATAGATTTTTAGCCATCATATATTTTTCGTATAGTTTACCCATACCTACTTTATGTAAATCGTGATTTTCTTCAGTCACTATTCCCCCTTATCTCCAACTATCGGGCGTAAGAATTTGTTTCTTACTCAAACCTCGATATTGTGTTTTCTTTTTAGACTTACTTGCTCGTCTTTGATGTCGGTTCATCTTTTTTCCCTTCACCATAAACGGGCAAACTATGATTCCAATTTATCTGATAAGTTCTCTCGTGTTGTTCTTTACGAAATCTTCTACGCATTTAAATCGAAATCCTCGTCTGCGTCATTATGTTTGTTAATCATAACTTGCATAATCATTTCTTTAAATTCATCAGAACCTATTTTTATACTAGGCCCATCAAAAGGGTTATCTTTCATTCTTCCTCCATATTGTCGATTGCTATTAATCCACTAACTTCCATATTGTATTTAGGGTGCAGAAATTTTAAATCTTTTTCTGCAAAAGCTACAGCTTCATCTTCACTATCTGTTAGATAAGTTAGCTTTCCTAACAAGAATACTGTATGTTTTTTCATTCTTCCTCACTTTTTAATAACCAATGAGCTTCTATCTCTTGAGTACAGTTTTCACAGTAATGTTCATCATTAACATAAGAACCTGTACCATCGTGAGAATGCCAACGGCTATCACACTTTGAGCATAATAATATTCCACCCATTATTCTTCCTCATCTAATCCGACAACATCAGTAATAGGTATTTTACCTACAACTCTACCTTGGTCATCGTACCAAAATTCGTATTCGACTTTTTTCATTCTTCTTCTTTATCCCTAAGAATGAACTCTACTTCATTAGAGTCGTCAATAACAATACCAACAATTTGTAATCCTTTGTCAGTCCATTTAGTGAAAGTCTTACCTAAGTCAGAACGAACAAACATTCCACCATAGCCTTCACCATCTTCAGCTTCGTTACTCCAAAAAACTGTTTGACTCATACTTCCTCCTTTGGGGTAATCCATAAATCAAGACTTGCTCTTAAAAAACTTTGGCTTTCTACTTTTGATAAAGTATCTTCAAACCAAGCAATTGCTTCATCTTTAGTTACGTCACTAGAGAAATGGATTTCTACAGATAATCCATTTGTAGTTCTTTTAATGTCAATATCTTCATATTCAGACATTGTTTCTGAAATGATTCTATCTTTAATATCGTAATCCATAGGTTATACCTACCTTTCTAATCGTTATATATTAAGTATGCCATAGTATATTTAGTTTGTCAAGTCAAAGTAAAAAAAATTTTGTAAAGTCATTTTAGATACGGCTCTCCTAAGAGAGCCGACGATGGGAGGGTATCGGCAAAGGGACAACTATTGCTAGTTATCCACCGACATTTCCATTATACCCTCTCAATTGCTCGCCGTTTCACCTCACTAACTAATACTTATTCATCATTATCTAAATAATGTGTGAGGGTAAAAATAAGGGAATCTAATTATAACTTTTACTAATACACTACATTTAGTATTTAAATCCGTACATAAACAAATTTAGTTATATTTCCGATTCCCTAGTGCCTGTGTTGGGTATTGCTCCCAAATGAATAGTACAAGTGTCCAAACCAATACCTTCCCATCGAATCATTTTCCACAGGCGCACTGTCCTGCATAACCTTACTACTATGTAATAAGATTATCGCAAGATAATTTTAACCCTTGTTAAAACAAAAGTCAACCACATTTTCAATATAGTTATCTGAAAACATACTAGATGAAATCAAATCTAGAGAAGTTTTTTCATCATCTTCTACATCTTCCATAAGTTTTGGTAAAGGCATTTCTTTTAGTTCCTCTGAAAGTTCATCATAAATCATATGCATATGGTTCATAGAAACTTTATCTTTTTCTCTATTGATTACTCCTACTGCTCTCATAACACTTGCTAAAATATTTTTAACACTGTTTTGCATAGCTAGTACTTCATCTTCATAATTCCATAAAGAATGTCTTATCGTATCTTTCTTCATATCTTCGGGCCAATTCCCATAAGTCTTATACTTCTTAAATCCTTTTTGAATATGGTCTCTAATGTAAGTAGCTTGGTATAAGTCATCCATCTTCTTGATGTCTCTCATACCTTCATACAATAGCTCGGCCATACAAAGTTCAACATAAGCAAATACAGCTGAAACACATAAGTCTTCATCCATATCTTGTTTTGTTCCATTGTAACCAAGCCAATCTAATTTATCTTTTAATATAAAGATTGCATTCTTGTCATAGATTTGTTGTCTCAAATCATTGTAGAAAGTCATAGCGTAGAACATCGGTACCGACTTATCTTCATTTACATTATTGTCTATAAAATCACTTATCATATGTAACTCCTAATTTTGCTACTTCTTCTTCTGTGAGTAGCCTGTTTCTGTATTCCAATAGTTCATCTTGTTTCTTGTCACTCAACTTGAGCTTCTTCATACTCTCTATGAATTTTTCTCTAGTCATATGAAAACCCGGGTGCATACTTTTGTTAGCTTCGCTTGGATTTGATTTCGTTCGCTCTGCTAAACAAGTAGGCATATTAGGTCCTAGTGTAGAACAGCAAACCTCTAAGAACATTGGATATCCTTGTTCATCAAAGAACCATCCCCAATCTGCCCATTCGTGCTGTGCACCACCTTTACATTCGCTGTACTGACCCTTAGACAACCTCTCTATTTGAGACGCTGACATAACCTGTTGGGAATTTAATGCATTTAACTTTCCTATAATCTGTGAACTGTTCGGGGCAAAACTTCTTCCCTCTTCGTGGAGTCTTATTATTGCCTTTTGAACATCTTCATAGGTAAAGTATTGTAGGTCTTGATACATTGCTCTTAGTTTTACTTCTCCCCAAGAACTAGGTGTATCTGTACCGCTTGTGTATCTTATGGCCATAAATTGAACGCATTCTATCCATTGGTCCCAATTTAGGCCTATGTTACCATCTTCCTTTACTTGCTCTATAGGTGACTTAATATCATCTAAGTTAGCTTGTATTGGTTGAAGTTCGTATATATTGTCTTCATTTGTCATTACTACCTCCGATTATCTATATTGCCACACATTGTTTGGAAAGTCAAATCATTACTTAAAAAAAAGTAGTGGGGAGAGAAAATTGAGAAAATCTCTCCCACCACTGTCATTGAGGTGCAATGAGTACTTTCAGTATAACAAATCTTTACTAGAATGCAAATAGTTATATTCTTATAGTTAATATGTCTAGTTATATTAGTATAGTTATAGTGTCATCAGCGGTACTACGGTAGTCTCAAATTCATACTACAGTAGTGTCAGAATCATACTACGGTAGTGTCAAAACTGAACTACACAATATATAGTGGTGTCAAAAAACATACTAAATATAGTGGTATATACCATCACATACTATATCTTGTGGTATAATGGAGTAGAAGCTAATTTCATTATTAGCCTCCTTTCTGTCGGTATGTACCCTAAAGCTTAATTGTTTTGGGGTGTCCGAAAAGGCCAGCGAAACTCGGCTGGGAATAAGCAATAGGTCACTCATATCACCCAAAGGGCCAAAAAAAATTTTTTACTTTTGACTTGCTAAAAAACTACTTATGTGGTACTATTAATATATAAGAAGAAGTGGGGATTAATCGTTTACTAGCGATAACGAATTCCTACTTCTTTTTTTTACAATTAAATACATACCAACAGAGAGTAGGGCACAGCTTCAAAAGGTGCAGAACACCCCCTGCCCAAAATAAATCTAAACTAAAACTCTAGATTCTGAAAAAAAGGATATGACATCTGACATTGCAACTCGCATTAGGCCAACGGCGCGCGAACCCAGATTTTTACGATTATTTGTCGCCAGAGTATTTAATCTTAATTTTGACAGGTTCTTCATCTGAACCCGATAATTGAACTTTGTTTGGTTTTGACCACTTATCAAAGCTTCTCTCTAGCCACCAAGCAGCAGCTTGCCATTGCCCACGGCTTGCAGCAGTCTTGATTGAATTGAGATACATACCCTCAGCTTCTGCTCTAGATTTCTCCATAGCGTCGCAAAAGTCAGCATATAAAGACTCTATTTCGTTATCTCTATCTTCTCTACCTTTTTCTAACCAACGGTAAAGGGTTGATTTGTGAATACCAGCCATACGAGCAGCATCTTCAACGAAAAAACCCATTCGTAACCAATTTTGAATGTTCTCTATCACTTCAGCTGTTAGCTTTGAAGGCCTACCATTTTCTTTTGTCATTACATATATATTCTAGCAAGTAGTTTTGCGACTATTTTAAAATTTGACATTTCATCTATCCTGTGGCATAATATAAATATGAAGACAAACGAAGAACTAGTAAGTGAGATGCAAACAATGTTTGAAGCGTATAAAGGGGTTGCTTCTGTAATAGAAGAGCACACAGGCAAGCCATTAAATAGCCTATTGTTTGAAATGAGTGACAGTATCTTAGATACATTGCTTATCATAGATAACATAAAAATGACTAAGCAACTACACACACAACTACATAAGTCATTAGAGATTATATTACTAACTATTGAGTATCACTTACCTTCATATGACAAAGACCAAGAATAAACTCGAAGGCCGGTTTTTTTAAAAAAATAAAATTTGCATATCGGTATTTAGATTAATTTACTTTCCTTAGATGGATTGGGCCCCTACCCTTTGATTTGGTTATTCCCACACGCAGTGCTCCGCGAGGGCTTTTGCTTGATTTGGTTAGCGATTTAAAATTACCCCCTATTTGGTAAAATTTACCAATTACAGGGGGTTATTTTTATATGTTAATTTTTAACCTTTCTTATTTTCTAAAAATCTTCTATACCCTAAATCTAACGCGCTTATTATAAATCTAGCTAAGCGTGGCGAAAAATTATCGTAGTTTTCTTCTTCTTCATTAACTGTAATGTTAACGCCAAATTCTACGTTTAGAATAAAATCTAACCCAGCAATGTCTAAGTCTTCAACGGTTACCCCTATTGAATTTAATAAGTTATAAACTTCAGTAAAAAAGTCTTCGCCATTGTTAAGATTTTCAAATATTCTATTTTCTATATTGAGTGATATTTCTGTGTTTAAGTCTTTATAATTTTTCATAATGTTTTACCTTTCAAAAAAACCCCTATTTCTAGGGGTTTTATTAACCTTTCTATTTAACCTTTCTCTATCTTTGTATATAGTGTGTGTGGTGTTAGCTTATGAAACTTTTTAACTTTTTCATCGAAGCTACCATCTTCTCTTTTAATTAGTCTTTTTTTAGAATAACCCGGTAGTGTACAGAAACCCTTAGCTGTACACGGTACAGTCATTGAGCCGATTTCTTCTACTAAGTATTCTACGCCGTCTTTAATTATGGTATTCATTTTTGTATCTCTTTCTGTTTTTGTTGTTTTCATAAGATTAAGTGTACTAAAAAGAAGACACTAATCAACTTAAATGTTAGAAAAACAGAAAAAATATTTACCCATAAAAGCCCATAAACATTGACTATTTCAGATATTGACCATTTTGACCAAAAAAAACTTTGCTGATTTTACCTCTAAAAGTGCTTAAGACTTTCATTTCTAGAGTTAGGTTAGAAACTATTCTAATTAAAATATTTCTGTAAAAATCTATGATTTTGAAAAACTTGTCACTAGTACTTTATATGAAAGAAAATAAAACTAAAAAGATGAAAGGGGGCAAAATGAATTTTTGCGATAGTTGCGACAGACGAGCTGTTACAGAAATTTCTGATTTCTTTATATGTGAATATTTAGAATGTGAAATGTTTATAGCTGAATTAATAGAATTAGAGGGCTAGAAATAACCCTCTAATTTTTTGGTAAAAATTACCATATATAGATTGTGAAAAATTTCACAAATAGAACAAATGTTCTAATCCACAAAATGCCAAAAAATCCATTGGAGGCGCATTTAGAGAGCTCCAAAAACTCCGGAACCTTCATTAGGGTCCTCTTCCAACACTCCGGATAAACTCGAGCAGGGGAGATTATTTTTTTTTATTTATTTTTTCTAACTCCATTATAACAGGAGACAAGGAATTTGTCAAGGACTTTTTAGGATTTTTTTTCTTGGAGGGAATACAGGAACTCGGGGTTTTCCCCGAATTTCCTATCGTCAAGTCCTGTTAGATTTCCTCGGTTTGGATGAACAAGCCATCCTCCGTGGAATAAATTTTTACATCCACTTGGTCTCCCTTCCTGTCCTGTGGAAATCTAAACCTAAAGTATAGGTCTAGATTCTCCCTCAAAAATCGGCATTGATACGGTGTGAGCTGTTACTCTGTGGAACTTGGTACGATATCTGCGTCCTTGTTCGTCCTCTTGATATTTAAAATATCCCGGTAAGTAACATCCCTCTCCTCTAGTTTTACACTCTAAAGTTTGAGCAGGCATTTCCACCTCGTATCTTCCAACAATTTTTTTGTCGCCGTGTTCTTTGCTTATGTATGTCATTGCTGACCTTTCTGTTGCTTATACATCCATATTGCCATACCCCATTCCTTTTGTCAAGTCAATTTTAAGATTTTTTTTTATAAAGTGGAGTCCTGTGGAGCAATTGGAGTTCTACTTCCATTCTAGCAGGAGTTCGGAGTTTGTCAAGTTAATTCCAAAGTTTTTTTTATTTGGTCGGAAAACACCACTATATATAGTATGCTTATATTTACATTTTAAGGCATACTTGTCAAGTCTAGGCCTAACGGTTCGAGGATGAAGAAGGCCTTGAGGGAGAGCCTCCTACAGGCCATTGGAGCTAAATTGGAGAAAGTATAAAAAATGTATATTTTGTGTATAAATGTATAAAAAATGTATAAAATAAATTATAAATATACTTGACAAATAGAAAGCTTTGTGTTATATTTATTATATCTTAGTTGATAGGTTTGCGAAGAACGGCCACTAAGCAATGATGGCCACCAATGACACTAAGAAACTAAGGTTGCAAAATTATTTGACAGCTTGAAGAATGGTTGTAATAAGTCTTTAGCTAGAGCCCCATCTTCAAGCAACAACCTTAAGAGATGCACAATAGTGGTCCGTGTGGCAGTGTCGAAAGGCTCTGTCCACACCTCTCTAAATACACAAAGGAAAGAAGATTTGGGAAGGCAAGGAATCGGACCCGACAATAAGGTCTGCAAGCAGGCTCCTTGTCTAACCAATGGAAAGCTAGAGTGGAGGGTTATAACTAAATCTTGTGAATGGGACGAAACTTCCAAATATAAAATTAATAATGGAGCACAAGAGCCTAACCACCTAGCCTTCCAAAAAAAAAATAAAAAAAGTTTCAAAATAACTTGACAAATAAAATTGGATATGTTATTATGGATATATAAGGTTGAGAACGCACCACAATGAGAGATGATTTATAAATGGACTCTCGGTCTCAACTTTATAACAGACCGACAGGAAGGCACTTTAATCAGAGTGTGAAAGTTTCGGGAGTAGAGCGATAACGAACGCATAACTTGTAATCTACTTAATAACCCGAGGAGTAGCACAAAGATAAAGGAGCCTTTATGGTCTGCCCAAGGAAGTAATTTCTTCCTGTTTCCTATGGACGATAAAAAAAACTTTTAAATTACCTTGACAACTCCCCTAGGAAATGTTATTATGGAATATAAGCAATGAGAGAGATAAAACTCCCTAAAGACAGAGGCTCCCCTGTTCCACCATATCCATAGGACTCTTAGGACTTGGAGGGGAGGCAAGGACAGGGAGGGAACGAAGTTCCTTTTTATTTCCGTTGGATGCAGGAATGGAGGTGGGCTTCAATTTCATCCCACGCTTATTGCCGGTCCATTTTTTTCTTCGTGGACCCTCTTCCAATCCTTCTTGCTCCTAGTAGCCGTCAGATATCCCTACGATATCCCTGCCGTTACAATGGATGGTTAGCCCACTGCAGTAAGGAACCAAGTCTATCTAGAGTAAGCTTGGAGCTCTTCTAGGTGGCTCTTAGCCCCTTGGAAGTGTTCTGCCCACTCATAAGACATCAAGGAGCACATATCTGCATCGCAGTTATGCCCTTCTATGAGGTCTAAAATTTCTTTGAATTTTTTAACTTTCATAATATAAATATAACACATCCTAAAAACTTTGTCAAGTTAATTTGGAATTATTTGGTCAATATCACAAAATCCACTTCGAATTTGTTGGATTAACCATTCTCTTTGAGAATAAACATCCATTGACTCCACAAAGGACTTCTCTTCCTCTGCAATCTCGAAGCTTCCAATATCTACAATGTATTCCATAATTATCCTTTCGGCTTGTCCATATATCCGTCATAACCATAATGGTCAACGGTATTCTTCCCAAGTTCTTCAATTTTTTTCTTAATTTCTAACTCTTTTTCACGGAGTGGTCCTCTTAAAAAGAAAAAGTATTGGGATAAGTCGTAAAGGGCTTCTTTGTATCCAAGAAAGTGTTCCTCTGATTGGACTATATCTTCCATAACTATTTTCTTTTGGAACTCGTGTGGTCTCATTCCTGTAGCTTCAAATGCTTCCTTATCGTTCCACTCGCGTAGAAACATAATTGCGTCCATAATTTCCATAATATTCCTTTTCTAATTTTTAACTTTTATAATTTAAATATAACAGATTATTGGATATATGTCAAATAAAAAAAAAGATTTTTTTCTATATTTAGGATATATTGGAAAACTTGCCACTAGTAATAAGTATGAAAGCGAAAGCACAAAGACCGTTGACCGATAACCAAGGAAACGGCACTGACTACAGGACTATCAAGTGGGCTAAACTATCTACCGAGTTCAGTCAATTAGGGCTAGGAGAGGGCTTAAAACACACCTCAGACCTAGAGGAGCTAGCTGAATGGGTTCACGCTTATTGGGTAAGTTGCCTCGAATATGTTTGGGAACTTCTAGCTGAGGACGGTGGCGAATTCTATTCAATAGATATAGATTACACCCCCGAGAAGAGAGCAAGTCATAACTCTATGAGAGTAGGTTACGACCAACTCAGTAGAGAGGACCAATTAAAGGACATCTTCGTTATCAAAACACTGTTAACAGAAGAAGAATGGTTCTTCTTAGGAGGCGACTTCTACGAAGATGAGTTCGAGGAGTATAGCGTAGGTTGGTAACCCCAACCTATGGCTCCAAATCTTTTTTGGATATGACTTGACAAAGATTAGGAAAGATGAGATAATACTTATATGAAAGCAACACAATACCGAGTTAAGGGCAATTACCACAGTAAATGGTACTTTGTAGATAACTCCATTACTAACGGCTCAAAGCTAAAAGAAATGGATATCGCTCTACAAATTAACCTAGATGCGTTAACCCTCTTAGGCTGTTTCTTAGCAACTTTTAATATTTTAGGTTAATTTATTTTTAGTTCCAAAAAACAGCGATAGGCTCCCCTGCTCCTAAAACTCCGTTGGATTGGATTGGATAAAGGACTTTGCTGTGGGGAAAGCAACTAAATCCACAGCTGTCCTATAAATCTAAAGTAACAAAGAATTAAAAGGTCCTTTGCTTCTGCAACGCCACAAGGTCGAGTCCTAAGACTTTTTTATCAATTGCTCCAAGTTTTATATACAGACCTAACAATTTTAACTAAGTCCCATACTCTACACTTTCGGTAACTTGTCTAACCACTATAAAATCAGTACTGCTGACTTACATTCCCCACGGATGACACATCCAAATGGTTTCTATATAGCTTCAGATAGTTATTGCTTCCTACTTGCTTCAATGGCTTTTTAATTTGTACTAACAAGGCCTTTTGGGCTACCCACCCTAAGTATCCTAGCGTTCCGTTTTACCTTAGCGATTTAGGGAACCTTTTAATTACTTTCCTACTTTCTTTTGTCTAACTCTTATAATCCATATTGCCATACAACTCAACATTTGTCAAGTTCTATGACAATATTTATTAAACGCAAACTCCTACAATTAGCTCCTTGTAGCTTTCAAACGAATCCTCAAACGCGTTCTCCTCTTGGCAGTTGCTACCTGTCTCAAGATAGCTGACAGCCTTGTCTCCTGTAAAGAAGTCAAGAGTGCAGTCATCTCTTCTCCCACTGTCAATTATTGCAACTAGGTCCTCACTAATAGCGATATACCATTGTGCTCCATTGAAGTGGTGTAGTCTTGCTCCTGCTTTCAAATAGCTCTCAAGGATAGTAAGTGTTTGCCTACTGTCCAATTTTATTGTGTTTTCCAATTTTCCTCCTATGGAATTCTTAGGGCATCTCTTTCCCTATAATTTAATAATGCCACATCCATATAAGTTTGTCAAGTTCTTTGGAGAATTTTTTTACAAACTCTCCAAATCGTTTTCAATCTCATCAAGGATTTGTGTAGCTGTCTTTTGTATCCTAGCTAGGGAAGATTTAACGAGTGCCTTAGCATCATCGCCTCCCCAATTTTTGATATACCCAAAAGAATATTTATCTCCTTCTGAATGGACACCAAGTGCTTGACAGACTATCCACGCAACTCCTTCGGCTTCGGTTTCAAACCTAGCCCTATTTTGCCTATATGCATCCAAGTCATCGTGTAAGAGCATATGAGCCATTTCGTGGACTAGTGTCTTTACTTGATACCCAAAGGAACTATTACTATCAATAACAATCTCCTTTTTATTTGGGTCGCAGAATCCATCGGCTCCTTTTGCGTTGCCCACTTCAACTTTGAATCCTTTACTCTCTGCCATTACGATAAGCTCATCCCATAATTGAGTTGTAGCTCCCTCGCATTTTTCTTTAAGAGTAATAAAAGAGATTTCATCTCCCTCTGTTTGTGATATATCAAAAACAGGTACGCCCATAAATCCAAATAATTGTTTTTCAGTTCTATGTGATAGGGATTTATTACAAACCATTCTCTTTAGATTTTTATTCCAAACAGCTTTGCTTCCAACGCATCCTTTTTCTGCACAAGAATATCCAAAACGAGGTGCTAAAATCCAAATAGCTTTCTCCCCTTTTTTGATAGTTCTATTGACAGCGTTCCATTGCTTTGCTCCTCGTACATATGAAGGATTGAAACCTCTAACCCAACCCTCAAATTGTATAAGGAATGTATTGTTCCAAGAATATGGGTGCTGACCTTTTACGAAAGATAGGTACTTAGTCCAATCATCCGATGCAATCAACTCATCAATGGATGCATCTATTTTTTCAGATAAATCCTTGACTATATCCTTATTGCTTAATTTTGTTGTTTGTGTTTTCATAATTTAAGTATGCCATATAGTAGGATTGTTGTCAAGTTTATTTAATAAAAATATTTTGGATATGACTTGACAAACTTCCTATGATGTGGCAATATATATATATAAATTGATTAAACCATAAAAGGAGAGAGCGAAATAAAATTGGAGCAGGTGGGAAAAGTACTTGCAATGTTAGGAAAAGCCCCCACTGAATACCAAGCACAGTACAAAGAATAAAACTTTGGAAATGTGGAAATGGGCGAGTAAGTCAAAGCAATTCGCAGAGAGCCCGACTTACTAAAGGAGAACCTAGTTGGAAGATAGGTTGGACCCACGAGGTGGGTCGTTCCTTCGTCCAATGGAGTCCCACAGGAGTTTAGAACATCCGTTCTAGTCCTATGGAGATATTGGAGCAGGGGAGATTATTGCTTATGGATAAATCTAAAGAATTACTTTAGATTTTTTAGGTTATCTTATTCTTAGAGAATAAGCATCGCCAAATGTTTTAGAACCTTTATTTTTTATTAAAAGGAACCACATTGGCTTATTACCTACTTGGTATTTTTCAACCTTGAATATGTTTTTAATTGCTTTCATATATATATATTCTCATATCTAAGGACAGTTGTCAAGTATTTAACTGCCCTTTTTTTGGATGACCCCCCCGCTTGCCACGGGGTCAATTAGCTATTAGCTAATCATTTTATTGTATTTGACTGAGTAGTCAAGATACAATTCGGCAAGTTTATAAGATTGGGAACCTTTTTCAAGGTTAGCAATCTCTTTTAATTGCTTAGTAATATTTTTCTTTCTCATAACACCCCCTCATAAAATATTTATTTTTTTTCTTCTTATTACCTTCTGTCTGAACTTTTTGGAATTTTCCGGTCCAATCAAAAAAAAGTCCTAATTTTTTTTTAGAACATATGTTCGAATCCATAGGAACTTTTGGAACAGGGGAGATTCACCTCCTGTATTGGATTTGTGGAGCTAGGGGGAGTCGAACCCCCGTATATCCTCTCCTAGGATTTACCTAGGAGCTGACACTAAACCCGTTAGCCCCTCCAAGGATTAATTATAAAGTATTTCCTTGAGTTCCGCTTTAACTTCCTTGCCACCTTTCCATTTTTTAGATTCCTCTAAAAAACATCCGACAATTCTGTATCCACTATCGAAGAAAAACATATCCTCGATATTGGTTAAGCTTGACATTGCTTCCACTAGGTCAATCCCATATGGTGTAATGTCTTCCCAAGTTTCGCCGATTTCTCTAGCGATGTTATAAAGTGGTCTAGTCATTTTTTTACTTTCGTGTTGCTTACTTATCCATATTGCCATACCTCTATCCCGTTGTCAAGGATTAAATTAAAAAAAACTAAAATTATTTTTTTAGATTATTTTATAAATAAGCTTGACAAACATCCTAAGATATGAGAATATGGAGTATGTTTGAAAGCAATACAACAACACAAGAAAGGGGCACCACAATGGTAGCTTACACTTCAACAGAAGTACAAGCTCATTGGGTAGAGTGCAAAAATCCCGCTATGTGTAACCTTCCTTATCGCACCCGCGATAGTGTAAGGCGACACAGGGTTTTTGCTCATACTCTACTTACACCGATTAAGTAGTCGGTGAGAGTGAGCAAAGGCCTCCGTGCCTTTAACTCCAAATTGGAGGCAACATCCCCTGCTCCAAAAAGTCCATAGGAGATTCCTTGGAATAAAGGAAAGGCCAAGGAGCATCCTTGACTTCTTTCCTGCCCTAGTTACTTCCTAATAGCTTTAGGTAATACCCAAAACATTAACCAATAGATTCCAATAAGGAACGGCCACAACGCTAAGTCCAAGCCATTAAATATTGCATCTCCTGTTATATCTAGTTTGGTATTTATAAAGTTAAATACTTTATCCATTACTCTCCTTTACATTAAATTTAACTGTTATGTGTGTATCTTTATCTTCTACAAACTTCCAATTAGTATGTCCAAATAATGTTATACAAAGACTATCTATTTCCTCTGTATCTAACCACTCGCTTAATGTGTCCATTACTCTTCCTCTACTTCGTAAATTGTTCCTTTTAGTAAGTCTGTAACTAACTCCAAAACTCTAGGGTCATCCAAAGCTTTTTCGTTAACCATACTTCCATCAGTCCAAGGGTTGCTCATATTCTACTCACTTTCCTAAGTCCTCTATACTGTCCACCTTTTTTAGAGTTTTGGGCTCTCCTAGTTGCTCTATTCATTCTTTCTCCTTTTAATTTATTTCCTATACTTAAATTTATACTTGGTGCTTTTCTCTTAAAGTATCAAGCTCCTCATTCAAAGAATGAAAGTTTGCATCCTCTAAAGTTAATTGAAAGAGGTCCATAATTAAACGACCATTCCAATCTAAGGCAGAGGCCAATTCGGGAGCTAATGCTTTTACAATAGCTTCCTCACTTGGTACTGCTTCCAAGTTAAAATTTATTTTTATCTCTTTTTTTTCCATAATCTATATTCTCACTTTCTGTTTACTTTGTCAAGTATTAAAAATTGTTTCGTTAATCTTGAGTAAAAGTCTCTTCTATCTTTAATAGCCTCACTTCATCAACCAAAGCTCGGATTTCGTACCCACTTACTCAAGGTTGTATTCTTGCTTGTTTTAGCGTTATCAACAGACATAGGCTCTGCAATAGTATCACTCAAACAATTTTTAACCTTGTATACATACAAGCGAGACCCCATTTATACCTCATATCTCATTGTGGTGCTTGTTTGTATATTCCATATTCTCATACTTCTTTCTTTAAGTCAAATTCCATACCCATATTTTATCTAAACTTAAACTTTAGATTTTCCTGCACAAGGAATAAACTTTGTGAATTTTTTTTCACAAGGATTGGACTTTGTGAATCCACCGTTTCAATATGGAATGGATTTAAGGAGCATTAAGGCAACTCAAAAATTGGGGGATACCTATAAAGGTTCCCCTAATTTACTAAGCTCTTTATACTCTTGACCTGCTTTCTCATTATGGAACATACTTCCATCTGCATTGAGAAAAGCAACATAGCCATTGCCATTGTTTTCCTCATCTCTTTGCATCTGCATACGATATATATTCCCATCAGTAGCACGCACGATAAAGATGGTATTGCTGTTATCAAACTTCCACTCATCTTTAAAGTCTCTGTCCTTAGCCCACTCCTCATCTTTATAAGAGAGGTAGTCATTCATATACACATTTTCATATATGACATCAACTATCTTTGCACCGACTATCAAATGACTTGGTAATTCTACAAAGCCTTTGTTCTCCGTTGCTGAATAGCTTGGACTGTGTGAGTAGCTCACTGCTAATCCATCTTTGTTATAAACGAGTTTATGTCCCTCGTGTAATTTTGGTTCTGACATTTCTGTCCTTTCTTACTGCTTAATATTAAAGATACCATATAAGTATCAATTTGTCAAATTAATTTTAAAATAAAAAGCTTGGGGGGTAAAGGTAAAAATTGTAAAAACCCAATACCCCCGATGAATAAACCTCCTATAAAATTTGGTCGGGGTGTAGCCCCTGCTCTTCCTTTAACCTTTGTTCGGGTAAAGACAAGTCATAGAAGTCCACATAACCTTTCTCCTCTATGCTGTAATAGTCAACATAAGATTGGAGACCTAAGTCGTGCCACCTATCTCCTATATCTTCCATAAACTTAAAGAAGTCATCCTGTGAATAGAATAAAGTGCGTTCAGAGTCTCCTCTTCCTATCACTTCCACTGTCCACTGTATTGGTGGGATTGTTGTTGCTGTCATACCGACAACAACACCTTTCCTACCAATTGGTAATCAATGCTTGGGTCCTTTTTTATAAGAACATCAAACAGTTGGCCAACAGAATGTCCATTACTGTTAGCATTGAAAAGAAGTTTCGCATCTTTTCTACTAACTTTGAAGTAGTCATAGACTGCTCCACTTGTAAAGGTTGCTGTTAGCTTCCTTGTTAGCTTGTTATATGTTAAGTTGCTAAGCATAGAACTGTCTATGGCCTCGCTCCTAGTTATTTTTAAAAAGTTCAATTGAACTCCTTTCTTATTGCTTACTTTATAATATTGCCATACTTGAATTACTTTGTCAAGTCAATTTTAAAAAAATATTATTAAAGGTGGAACCCCTTAGTAGGGGTATCCAACTTTTACTTTAAGTTCATCAAGTGTTGTTGCTTGAAAGTTTATGTCCCTTTCAACACCTAACCCGAATGGTCCTTTTATACTTTCTAATTCTGAAATTGTAAAGTATCCAAGTTCTCCATTAGGTTCGTATTGTGAAGTGACTAACCCAAAACAAAGGTCCTTATTGTCTTTGTCAATTTCAAGTAAATACCAAGTAAAACTTCCTGTTGGGTCGAAAAACTTAGCAGTGACACTCCTCTTATGGTCATCTCTGCCATCATCTTCCAACAATTCGGATGTTTCTTTTAGTATTTCTTTAGTTAATAGTTTCACTATTTACCTCTTTCTTATTGCTTATATATAAATATTGCCATACTTAGTTCCATTTGTCAAGTATTAAAACCAAGAATTTATTTCCCAATAATTATCTCTGCATAATTTAAAGACTTTGTACAAGGCCATAAACTCATCTTTTGAATAGTCAATACCCCATACATTGTCGTTAGAGTTGTTATAGGTGGACAACCACTCATCAACTTTATCTTCTAGGATTATCTCTTCGTATGCATTGACAACTGTACTTATGGTATCAGTAGTCCAATCATCACATCCATATAAGTCGTAACTTGTAATGGCCTCATTTAAATCCGAATATACCTTACCTCTAAAGGAGTTAGTATCGTTAGTTAGCATACCTCCAACTAAAGGAGCTAACGCTTCTCCTAGTTCCTTATTGGATACTGCTCTTCTTTCATAAATGATATTATCTAAACCCATTAGTTTGTCTCCTTTACTTTCCAATCTTTTTTCTGAACATCAAATTCCAAAGTTCCATTCATAAGTAAATATGCTTGGAGTTGGTCCTGTTGTTCTTCATTCATTATTCCTTTTATAAAACGATATGTATATTTATCCATTTTTAATCTACTTTCTTATTGCTTATGTATCCATATTGCCATACTTTGAATTATTTGTCAAATCAAATAACCCAAAATTTTTGTAGCACTTGGATTTCTTTTTTGGATACATTTGTAAAGGTTTTGTAAAGGCCTACCCACGCATCCCCGAAGGAATAGTATTGCACTCCTTTTCTTTCACCCTCTTCTCTATCCAATGTTTCTTCTCCATACATATATGCAACTGCATCTTTAGGAGTTATTACATCATTAGGAGATATACAAAAATCTGTGTACTCGTGTTCTCCCAACTTGTTATCAAATATGTGCAAGTTCATCCTAACCTCCTGTTAATCATCTCCAGATTTTCGAAGTTTTCACGAATAACCCCAGATACTCCATTTATCTGGTATTCGGGAACACCTCTAGTTCTCCAATTGTGTGGAGCAATCTGTCCAATGTTGATATAGAAATCCACTTTTCGATTACTATATTTTTTATTTAATTCGTCTAGTGTGTATGTTTTCATACCCACCCTTTCTTATTGCTTATACTTTTTCACAAGCTACCAACTTAGTGTTTAGTTGCAACTTCATCTTTAGATGATTACCCTGTGCAGGTAGTTTCGATAAGCGCCACTATGAAAGTAGAGTGAGTTAAGTTTCTTTAACTGATAACTAGTATTAGCTAAAGTCTTTTACTGTCGTACTCAAGAAGTTTCTTTTCGATACTCTGAACACTTTACAGGCCACCAAAAAGGCAACTTGTGAAAAAGTACTTAGTTATTTAATTGTTATAAGTATATTGCCATACTTATAATCGCTTGTCAAATCATTTAGAAGATTTTCTCTAAATGGCATATTCATCAAGTGATGTATCCATATTGCCATACCTGTGTTATATTGTCAAGTACTGTTATATAAAATGTTTACCTAAAGTTTACCTAATATACTTGACAAATAAAGTATTATATGGCATACTTAGGATATAAATAAATGGCAACAAGAAAGGTCCAATCCTATAGTTGGGTTGGGTTCCCCTGCTCTACTTTCTCCACTAGGAACTTAGTCCATTTGGAATAGGAGTGGAGGTGCATTATGAAGGCCTTTAAAACCTCCGGAACTAAAAATAGGCGGGGCTACTTGAAAGCAACAAGAAAGCTACGCTTGGCGTAGATTTGATGCCCCACCTAAATTCTTTTAAAGCTAGATTATTTCCATCTATAATCTGACTTTTTAGACTTAGCATAGAGGTCGTAAAAGTCGTTTGGATTCTTCATCACAAACTGACTAATGAACGCATCTCTAGACTTCATCGGTACTTGGTTTACAATAAACTTACCGATGTATCTGATAGCCCTATAAGAAGATTTACCAACAGAGAAATCTCCGTTGACTTTTCTATAAGCAGACCTGTCCAAATAGTTTTGAACTACTTGGGGCGCTCTGTCAAGATATTCTTGCATAGTTATCATTCGTCCTTTCCGTACCTTCTGTTTATTTTATTGGTACTAGTTAACTATCGTTAGGCTCTACAAGTAACCCGTTACTTTACCCCTTCACCTTTAACAAGCCAATGCGTTTGTTTTTTAACGATATACAACCCTTTTCCGGAACCCGAAGTTTAGGTGGCGTTCACCGGTAGCTACTCGTAAAATATACCGTAAGGCATATACCCCCTTCACAGAGGTCAAGATGACTCTCACTTTATTGCTACCCCCTCTAACGAGGCGACTCTACTTGTTCGGTACTCTTGATTTTTCGCTGTTTGTGCAACAGTCAAGCTCCTCCATTTCTCTTCTTGCATCTGACTTGCGGTCAGAGAAGAGAACATTCCCCGAATAATTCTCCGTAGTATATCTGCATCATTTTTACCTATCGCCTAGATTCTATTTCAACCTAGCGTCAATAAGCTACCTGCCGATAGTTAACTACTACCAATATTTAATTGTTAATACTATATTGCCACATAGTACTTTATTTGTCAAGTTTATTTCTAAACTTTTTTTTGTGAGGCCTAGACCTTTGGGTTTACGAATCACTTTCGTGACCGGCTCGGTTAAGTAAAGGTTAATTTCCCCCAACATACCCTTCGTAGGCTCCACAAAAATATTGCTACTTACCGATTAGCGTTTCCTTAACCCCTACTAATCGTTCACTATACTTCTAGTTAAGTGAGCATTATTATAAATAGCTTGAAAGATACAGTTAACGTGGTCTGCAATTAGTTGTTTCGTGTCTAGGTGGTAATGAGCCACCAACCATTACAATATCCTTCAAGCTACCTACTTGCAAATCCCGGTTGCATTACGCTTATCTCTTTGCAGAGGGCAACAACCTTTATCGCTTATAGATAGCTTGTAACACATTGTTGGTGGCTTACACACTTAAGTCTTAGCAGTTTACCCAATGCTATGTGCTACAAGCTACCTACTTCTGTACTTATTCACCTCTAGGGTATTAAGTTTCAGTAAGTAACTATAATACTATATTGCCATACTCAGATTACTTTGTCAAGTTATCTTTAAGATATTTTTCTATAGTTGTTCCCATTTCCGGGTCTTCAAGTAGTTCTTCTATGTCTCTAATCATAGTTTCACTACCCCAACCTTCGTGATGCCACGCATCTAACATATAATCTGTGAAGATTTCTATGTTGTCTTTGTAGTACCCGTTAAGTAAAATAATTACAAGTTGTCTAGCAAGATAATCTTTATCGTGCCTACTCAACTCGTTAACTACATCTAATGTAATATCCATTCTTCTCCTTTTAAAAAATTGCTACCATTAAACTCGGCTTTGCTTTTCATCAACATCAAGTTTAGAACTTGTGTATCTTCTCGCTCGGAATAATAGGTAGCACGATACATATAATTGGCCCGAAGGTTACTGTTTTTTACTTATTGCAATAAGTTTATATGTATCGGGCTAACTACTATACAGTAGTTAACTCTTCACTAACTTTCGTTAGTATATTAGGTGAACACCTAAAAGTGCCGTAGTCACTTTCTACTGTGATGTTCTTCACAAGTAACTTAGTAACTGTGCCTTCTATTGTTCTACCTCTATGCTTTAAGGTAACTCTGTCACCTACAGCAAATTGTTTTTGCATATCTTTTTGTATAGAAGACCATTGTTGACTAATTGCTGTGTTAATAGCTTTTAAGTCATCAAAGTTTTCAATACCTCTGATTGCTTTAGTTATTTCAGATAGATTCATTATCTCTCTT